ACATCCTGACGGCGCATGGGACGGTCGGGCTTTACGACCAGAGCGCCAAGGGGCGCAGCAAGCCCCACACCGCAATGAACATGGTGGTCGGCGGCCGCTACGTGTCCGCCTCCTGGGATCGCACCTTCTCCGACCGGTACCTGAAGACCTTGGCGACGCGGTTTGCGGCGGAATGCGTGGAGGAGGTTCGATGACCTCCAGATCGCGCCAGCCGTCGTGTGTCGCTCTTGGGCGACAAGGCAATCGTTCAACGGATGACCAAATGATTGATTCCACTGACCTAATCTCAAGGTTTGAAGCGGCGGAAGGTGGAAGCCGGGAGCTGGACACGCTGTTGGCTATCGAAGTCGGCCACCGACCGTTTCATGCCGCCGAACTCCGTGAGGGCTTCCGGTACGACCTGCGGCCCGACGACACCAACGAGCGGATCGTTCAATGGGTCGTCGGTGACGGCTATGAGCGGCGCGACAATTCCTGGAAGGCCCCACCCTACACGACCAGTCTCGACGCTATCGTTGCTCTCATAGAGCGAGAGCTTCCGGGTCCAGGACCGTATTGGGAGGTCCGGCGGCTTCTGCCGAGCGAGCGAGTGCCGGGCGCGCTTGGCCCCTTTTGGGCTGCGGTCGGGCGCCCGGGTGAACGCGAAGGGACGGACGCCGCCACAGCCGCCCTCGCCCTCTGCATCGCCTTCCTAAAGGCTAAGGCTCTCGCTCCCTCTACCATAGAGGGGCGGGACCGGTGATCGACCTTCGCCCCGTCTATCGCGACGAAGCCCGCGAGTTCATCCGCGACCATCATCGCCACCACGGCGTCCCGGTCGGCCATCTGTGGTTCCACGGCGCCCATGATGACGACGGAGAACTGATCGGCGTGGCCGTCGTCGGGCGCCCCGTGGCGAAGGCGCTGGACGATCACCTGACCATGGAGGTGACGCGCCTTTGCACCGATGGCTCGCCCAACGCCTGTTCGCTGCTCTACGCCGCCGCTCGGCGCGCTGCGCTGGCCAAGGGCTACCGGCGCGGCCTGACCTACATCCTGGCTAGCGAGGACGGCGGAAGCCTCCGAGCCGCCGGCTGGCGCTACCTCTGGACCGTCGATGGCCGCAGCTGGGACACGCCCTCCCGCCCCCGCACCGACAAGCATCCGACCGAGGACAAGCACGCCTACGGGTTCGGGGCGTGGAAGCAACTCGCCGATCTGGAGCAAGCCGCATGAACTCGCCCATGACCCCCGATAAGCAAGCCCTCCTGGATCTGGAGGGGGAGGAAGAAATGGGTTCATCCGTTGCTGAGAGCGGAAGCAGCCCCTCCGGGGCGACTGAGGGTCTGAGCGCTGCTGGATGGCGCGAGACTGTCGACCGGATCGTTCCCGAGATGGAGGCGGTTGACGAAGGCCAATACCCCGCTGAGTGGTCCCTCTACACAGACCGCACGCGCATCCGTCGCGAGTTGCTGGCGCTAGACCTGACACCGCGAGCCCCGCATGACGAAGGGGAAAGAGCACCGGATGACCCCCTACTCCAAGAGATCATCCAGTTACGTGAAGCGCTGAGACCGTTCGCTGAGTTCGCCGAGAACAACACCGCTCCGGATGAGAGCTCGCCAGGGTTCGGGATTTGGTCCGGCGACGGCTGTCAGCGAGAGCCGATAGCCGTTTGGTTCGGCCCAACGAACTTCTATCGCGCCCGGCAAGCCCTGGAGACCTCCAATGGATGAAGTCCTGAAGCCCTGCCCGTTCTGCGGCGCCCGGCTGGTGAAGTCCGAGGCGTTCAGCACTCGGTCGACCGACTTCTTCGTCCATGAGCCGCCTGAGGTGGCCGCCTACGACATGTGCCCGCTGGTGGATTATCGCGTCACGGGCAGAGACGCCGATAGGATCACTGCGTGGAACCGTCGCGCACCAGACCCCCGACAGCGGGAGCTGGAAGAGGCGCTGAGGGGGATGGTCGAGAACTTCGCTCCGCCGGTCGCGGCCTGGAACGACACGCTGAAGGCTGAGCGCGATGCGCACGCTAGAGCCGTCGAAGCCCTGGTCTCCAGTCACCAGGGGGAGGAAATCATTGAATAATTCCTCCCAGAGCCAGCCCTGCGGCGCGGGACCTTCGGTCCACGCTGGTCTCGATAATCAACACTCCGATGGAGAAGGCTGATGCGCCCTCGCCTCATCGACATCTGCTGCAAGGCAGGCGGCGCGGCCGCGGGGTATGCGCAAGCTGGATTCGACGTGTTCGGCGTCGATTGGGAACCGCAGCCAAACTACCCGTTTCCGTTTCTCCAAGCCGACCTGCGCAGCCTGACACCGGCATTCGTTAGGGCCATCGCAGACGCCATCCACATCAGTCCGCCTTGCCAAAAGCACTCGGCGCTCGCGGCCCGCCATCCGCACATCGAGCACCTCGACTTCATCCCCGAGGCTCGCGCGCTCTGTGAGGCGTCCGGGCTTCCCTACGTCATCGAGAACGTCATGCCGGCGCCGCTCATCAAGGAGCGCTCCATCGTGCTCTGCGGCGAGATGTTCGGCCTCAGAACCATCCGGCACCGGCGCTTCGAGAACAACATTGGACTGGTCGCCCCAGACCATCCACCCCACAGCAGGCCCACGGCCACGAAGCAGCGCAAGGCCCGATGGGCGGAGGGCTGGCACGTCAGCATCACCGGGGACGTGGGGACCTACGTCGGACCTGAGGCCATGGGCATCGACTGGATGACCGGCGACGAGCTCTGCGAGGCCATCCCGCCAGCATACACGCGACTGATCGGGCTGCAGATCCTCGCTCACCTACAAGCGCAAAGGATCGCCGCATGAGCTGGGTAACCATCAAGCAGGCGCCGCTGGACACATTGGGGCATGTCTGGTGCCCAGAGCTGGGCGCGCGAACGGACACTATGGGCGCTGTCTATGCTTATGACGCCCATGAGGACGGAGGGCGCGGCGTCGCGTCCACCGCAAAGGGCTTCCCCTTCACGCACTGGCACCCACTTCCCGACCCCCCACAGCCAGACGCTGGGACCCCTGACTGGGGCTACTTCGTCCCTTGGACGGAAAACCGCTCGCCACTCGGCCCTGGCTTGGCGTCGCAACCGCGAGCCCCGAAAGACGATGGGGACAGACCTCAAGATGAACCCCCTCCCTCCCCTATTCCATCTAGAGGGAGTGAGAAGAGTTCATCCCAGAGCCAGCCAATCGTGTCTGAAGAAGACACCCGAGAAACCCTGCCATCTGGAGGGCGCGAGACCTGATGTCCCCTCGCCTGCTCGATCAAGCCGCCGCCGCGGCCTACCTGAGCCTGCCCCTGGCCGCTGTGAAGCGCCTTGCGTCTGGCCGGGTGATGATTGACGGGCGGGTCCGCTGGGATCGTGTGGCTCTCGACGCATGGCTTGACGCGCAGCGCGGGGTGACCACTCAGTTGCCGGCCAACCAGAACCTATCAGATGCAGACGCCGCACTCGCGAGATTCCGTCAGGCTAAGAACCGTGCTCCCCGGCGCTCATAGGGTCCGGGTAAAGCTCGCCGCCGGGCGAGTGGGCGAATACTGGTACGCCTTCCGGGGCGGGCCGCGCATCCTCAAGGCCACGGCGCCCAACGAGGCCTCCCTTGCACTCGAGGTCGCGCGCCAGACCCCGGCCGCAGCCGCCGCCTACCAAGCCGCGATGAAGCCCGAGGCGTCTCGAGACTTCTTCCCCACCCTGATCGCGCAATACCTCGAGAGCGCCGAGTACGCCAAGCTGGGCGACCGGTCGAAGCGCGACCTCCGCAAAGCCCTGGACGTCGCTCGAGAGGCCTTCGCCGAGCTGGAAATCAAGGCGCTTGGCGGGGATGGCATCCGGAGAGAGTTCCTGGCCTGGCGCGACGAGTACAAGGCCACGCCCAAGACCGCTGACGGCTACCTGGGGGCCGTCGCGCAGGTGATCGGCTGGGCGCACAAGCGCGGCGACCTGACGGCCCACCCGCTCCAGAACTGGCCGCGGATCTACAGCGTGGATCGGGCGGACGTGATCTGGACGAAGCCCGACCTGATCAAGCTTCTCAGGGGCACGGACGCCGACTTCCGCCGGGCGGTGCTGGTTGCGATCTTCACGGGGCTAAGGCTGGGGGATTTGGTGCGGCTCACCTGGGCCGACGTGGGCGACCAGGCCATCACGCTCGCGACCGGCAAGAGCAAGGGCAAGCGCGTCGTGGTCATCCCTATCACGCCGAAGCTCGAGGCCGTGCTGAAGCAGATCGGGCGCAAGGATGTGGGCGCGGTGCTGACGCACTCTCGAGGCAAGCCCTGGACCGGCTGGGGGCTTCAGACCGCCATGCAGAGGGCGAAGGTCGCTCGAGGCATCAAGGGCCTGCGCTTCCACGATCTGCGCGGCACGGCGGCGACACACTTTGTCCGGGCGGGACTGCCGCTCAACGACGTAGCAGGCGTCATGGGCTGGGCGCCGGCCAAGGTCGAGGGGATCGCCCGTCGCTACGTCACCTCGGAAGCGGTTGCGGCCGGGATGCTCGAGCGGCTAAGACAGAACAAATCGGGGGCGCGTCTGTAAAATGCTCCCGGTCCCTGTAAAGCGTGACGCGTGTCAATCTCGCAAAGCCTTACAGGATAAGGGGGCCGGATTAGCTCAGCTGGTAGAGCAGCGGTTTTGTAAACCGACCGTTCCCCAGTTGAATCAACGAACCGCCTGTAAAGCGCCTCCCGAAAAGCCCAATGTTTTCGCCAGTCGCCAGGCGAGTTTGTAAAATGCCGAGGTCGCCTCGAGGTCTAGAAGGAGGATGGAAATGGAAGAGATTGAAGGCGTCCCGGAGCCCACCATCGTGGCGCGGGACCCTGCCCCCGCCAACATCGAGCGAGGCGTGAAATGAGCGAATACCTCTTTGAGTACCCCTTCCGTGGCCACACATATTGCATGACGGTGAGCGCCGATGATGAGTGCGAAGCCATCGAGAAGGCAGAGGCCATGGGGAACGCCACGCTGCAGGGCCGCGTCGCGGAGACAATCCCAGCCATTCGTGGGTGGACACCACAGATCGTGAATCCGGACCTGCCCGTTGAGTGACGAAGCGAAGACTGAACGTCAGGTTCTGAAGGACGCACTGCGCCCCTTCGCCGACGCCTACTGGTCGATGGAGCGCAGCGGGGCCGACATGGGCTTTGTCGGCCTGATGTACGACCCAAAGGACCCGAAGATGACAGGCCTGGGGGCGTGCGATCTCAAGCCGCTCTACGACATTTTCGAGCGAATGGTCGCTGAAGACGGCGGCTCTCGGCTCTAAGGCTTACGGGGAGAGGGTAGGATGAGTGTCTGTCCCGGAACCCACCCATCGTGGCGACCAAGTATCGCCATCACATAGGAGCGCGTGAAATGGGCTATAACCGCCACCACCAAATCATCGTTCTGGGCTTTCAGCAGGGCGCCGTTCTTGCCGCCAGGGCAGAAGCAGGGAAGTTGTTCAACGGCGTCGCTCCGGTCTCTGAAATCCTCTCTGCGGAGATCAACGACTGGTTCACGTTCATGGTCGGCCTGGACGGCTCTAAAGAGGGCTGGGCAGACAGTGATAGGGGAGACTTGGCGCGGGCGGCCTTCATCGACTGGCTGCGCGGCTGCTATGCTCGCGACGAGTACCTGACCTGGGTTGAGATAGCACTTCCCGAGGATGGCCCGCCAGAGGTCGAGGCCAACTCCTACGCCGGGCGCGAGGCGGCCATTGAGGCGGGGCTTCTGTGATCGGCTAGTCCGACGAAAGGTCGGTACATGCTGAACCCAATTGACTCCTTCGTTCTCAATCTGTTCTCTCTCCTCCATGGGAGACAACAGAACCCCCTTAGGCCCCATGGAGTGGATCTCGACACTCCGGGGGATGAAGAAGCACGAAACGATCATCCGAGCCTCCTGCCAGGTTCCAGCCTGCAAGGACTGGTACGACATCCCGGCTGACGAACTCATAGGGCTTTACGGGGAAGGAGCGAATCTTAGGGACGTGAACCATTCCTGCCGGGCTTGTGGCGGAGAGGTTCTGTTCCTGGCGTCTCCGAGTAGGGGAACACCGTTTAGGCCGGTGCTTTGATGTATCGGTCGGCTAGGTTCTGGGGTTGGTTTGGGGCCTTGATGATCGTCGGGGCGATCTGGAGGGCCTTCTCCGGGGAGTAGGCTTGGCGGGTTAGAGGGTCTCGGTGCTCATGGCAGGCTCCTGGGGTTGGCGGGGGTAGATGCTGCGGCGGATCATGCCGCCTCACGATTAGGCATCAGCTCCCGGCGGACCAGGAAAGGCGCTAAACTCCGCCGCAGCACCGCGATCCGGCTACCCACCTGACGCCCCGTCACCATAGCAAAAACCCCAGCGGAATCAACGAAAAAGCTTCGCCGAACAGCGATCCGGGTGTATGCTTTCTTCATCGGCGCCTCGCGATTTCAGGGGCAGGAGAAACACATGGTCAACCATCCAGGTCGCAGCCAAAAGTCCTTGGACGCAGCGATCCGCAGGCTCATCACCTCTCGATCCCTTCAGGAAATCTCGATCACAGCGACGCGAGCAGGGTTCAGCGTGCGGGCGATGCCTGACGCCTTCCACCCTCTGGTCGCCGAGCGGCGCAGGGCGGCCTTTGAGGGCCGAGAAGATGTGACGATGCTGGAGGCTCGCGAGATCAACGAACGCGTCATGGATGAAGTGGCGAAGGTTTTCGGCGAGACGCTAGAAGGCGCCATCGGCACCCTCGCCCTCACCCTCCCCAACACTAAGGGGGAAGGCTGATGATCCGAAGCATCGCGGGTGTGGGGTGTGGGCTGCTTGGTGGCGTCCTGTGCTTATTCGCGCTTGCGGCAACCGTTCCGCCGCCCTTCGGACTCGTGGTCTTGGCCTGCATGTTCCTCGCGGCCACCGCCGTCATTGGCTGGCTTCTCGCCTTCGCTCCAAGAAGCGGCATCACCAAGGACTGAGTGAAATGAGCGAGCACATGAAGCCGTTCTGGTTTCTCACCGTCGCCGGCGCTGGCCTTGGGGGCGCGCTAGGCGGAACCTACGGAAGCACCGCGCCCGCATCGTGGCAGCCATTCGCCACCGCCTGGTTGAGCATGGTGGGCGGCGGGATGGGCGCTTCCGTCCTGCCGATGATGGTCCTAGTGGTGCTCACCGTGAGGTGGGAGCTTCGCCGCCCTAGGTGATGGGCTAGCCCACGATAGGTAAGCGCGTGCTGAACCCTAAATCCTGGACCTTTCAATGCCCGATGCGCCTAACGACCCCGACGCCCTCCGCCCTCTAACCCCAGAAGAAGAACTAGCAGTAGACGCATGGATGGCAGAACATCCAGAGTTCGTGCGGAGGATCTTGGAACTGGCGAAGAGGGACGTGGATAGTCTCTCAGCGACCGCGGCGCATGATGGCCCAGACGCTACCGACCACGAGAAAGGCCGCTCCGAAGAGCAGGCCCGTCACGATCAGGAATAGCTCCACTCAGCCAGACCGCGGCGAGCCGATGTGGAAGTTGCCGATCCCGGCCCACTGGAGCAGCCAGATGCAGAGCACCAGCACCGCAATCACGGTGATCACAGTCCGAATGGCCGGCGGCATTGGGATGTAGGTCGTCACCAGCCACCAGACGAGACCGACGACAACAAGCACTATGAGAAGCGAGATCAGGTCCATGATGGGCCTCCTTGGTTAGGGTTGGCAGGTACCGAAGCGCCACCAGGGGCAGTTCCTCTTGACCCTGGCCTCACGCCACTCGGCTTCGTCGGCGTGCTCGCCCTCGTGGACAGCCACGGCGATCTGACGCTCGGCGTTGCAGCTCACCACTTGGGCGCCACGGATCGTGTAGGCGCTGTCCAGGTCGGCCGAGACAACGGTTCCGGTCGCCGGCAGGGTGTAGAGCGGACAGGGCGCCTTAGCCGACGCCGGCATCTGCCTTTGCGGCGGGTCGGCTTGGTTGAGCGCCACTTCCCGCCGAGCCGCACCCGACCCCCAGCTTGCACAGCTCACGGTCAGCATTGCGCAGCCGGTCAAGGCGATCAGGCGGAATCGGCGTTGAGGCGGTCGGGGAAAGACGAACGGTTCGCGTGACATATTCCACCTGTGCTTTGGCTTGGTCCTGGACAGCGACGGCGGCCTCTACGTCCTTCTCGACGGCGGCTGCGGCCTTGGTTTCGATCTTCTGGGAAGCGGCGGCATCCTTGCGCTGCTCTTTCACGATGGCCTTGGTGGGCGAGGCGAAGGGACCGAGGCCAACGACCCACATGATGACCCCGACGAGGATCAGAAGCCCCACGAGGCCGGCGATGATCTGGATGAGGAGTTTTGGCATGTCAGGAGCCCTTAAAAACGCTGCCGATGTAGCCCCCGAGGCCGCCTTTTTCCTTGATCCGGCCGATGTAGGACCAAGCCACGAGCGCGCCCCCCAGGAGCATCAGGATCGTGAAAGCCGCGAAGGCCAAGCGGCCCAGCATGCTCTCCATCCCCATGTGAGGTTGGACGCTCTCGGCGAACTGACGGACCTTCTCGCCGCCCACACCGCAGGCCGTGATGGAGAGCCCGGCCCCCTCGGCGGTCTTGAGCTGGGCTTGCTGGGCCTCGGGAGCCTTCACCGCCATTGCTGCGACCGCTGCGGGGCCTGGAGGGGCCGGCAGGGGCGCTTTGGTGAGAACCACGTCCGAAGCGCCCTCGACCATTGCCAGGGCCGCAGCGCGCACGCCCTCGACCCGTCTCGTCCAGCCCTTGCCGAAGGTCTTCCAGGTCCGCAGCGACTTCAGGAACCGCATCCGCCGGTCGCAGACGTCGTTGATCAGCTTGGCGTCGTCGGCGGCCTTTGTGGCTGTCAGCGTGTTCATTCCGATCACGCCGTCAACCTTCACGCCCAAAGCCCGCTGGACGTCCTTGGCGGCGCGTCCGGGACCTGAGTTCACGGCATAGTCGAAGAGGCAGTAGTCGACCCCATCCGGCAGATCGTCGGCGTGGATCGTATGCCAGTACTGGTTTCGGTAGATCTCAGCGACCTCGGCTTGGCTGATAGCCTTCACGGATCGCGCCGCCAGGCCCTTCCGCTCCCGAAAACCCCGGTACACCGCGATGGTGATTCCGAAGTTGGTTTCTCCGCCCGGGTCGTCCTTGTGGTTGACGTAGCCGCCCTCGTGCTTGAGCACATGCTTTAGGGCGGCCTGGAAATTCGAGGCAGCCATCAGATGTCGTCCTTCAGGCCGACCGCCGCAGCGATGGCGAAGACAACCGTCAGCAGCCAGGGGGCGTTCTTGGCCAGCCAGCCGAACACGCCGCCGGCGCCCTCGATGCGGCTCTTGAACCGCTCCAGGTCGTCCAGGCGGCGATGGATGGCGTGCTGCGTCTCGCGGTTCTCACGCGTGGCCTTGTCCATGGAGTTCACCAGGTCGGTCCTAGCGGCTTGAAAGCCTTGCTCCATCTGCCCGCGCAACTCGGCGAGCTTCGTCGGAACGCCCTCCGCATTGTACCGCTCGGCCATCCGGACAGCGGCGTCCCGGCCCTCGCGGGCGTCCTCGCGGATTTCGTCCAGTCGCCGGTCCTGGCCCTCAAGGCGGGCTATGATCTCCCGATACTGGCCGTGGGGATCATCGGCCATCGGGGCCGCCAATGACACTACGGCGCTCATGCTTGACCATGTCGGGCGCTCAACTCGCTCGCTTGTGAATCTGGGGCTGGCGTGCAGAGTTGGCGCCGTCCCGCGCGGGAACGGATCGGGCTCAACTCCCGGTTCGGGCGTCGGGGGGTGTTCGCGCACCCTCCGGCGCTGATGGCTTGGTGGGGGGTCATCTGACGCCGTAGACCGCGTAGTCACAGGTAAAGGTTCCTGCTGTCGGCGCGAGCTTGACGTTCGTGGCCTTGCCGTAGGCCTTGGCCTTGGTTCCACCCCCCGATTGGCCGGTAAGGCAATTGCCGGACGTCGCCGAGATGGCGATCCAGTTGGCCATCATGCGGGTTTCTCGGGAGGTTTTGCTGGTGATCCTGATCACGGCGTCCAGGCCATCGGCCGCTGTCGTGGGCGTGGCGTTGGTAAGTTGGACATATGTCCCATCTGTCGCCGTCGTGGCTCCCGCCCCGCCGCTGGCTTGATGGATGGAGACGTAGACGTAGTCGCCGGCTGCGGCTTTGTAGGTGGCGGCGCTGTCCACGCTGATCTGACCCGTTATCGGATTGCCGCCCGAGGTGAGCAGATCGCGGACGCGGACCTCCCACTCTGAAAAGCTGTCATCCAAGGCCAGCTCAAGAGCCGCTTGCGCCGTCACCGTCCCACGCGTGAGGAGCTTCGGGAACGGGACCGTGTCGCTGGTCACCTCAAGCTCGCCGACAATCGCTACGTCGCCGGTAATGGTGGTCTCGGCGAAGTCAACTTCCAGGGTTTGGCCCTGCGTACCGTCTTGACCGCCAAGCTCAGCAATGCCGCCGATATCGTCTCCGGTCGGCGGACCGAACTCCATGCGGACCACGCCGGCCGCTCCAGCGACACTCCATCGCCCGCCCGCTCCGAAGTCGCGATCAAAGGATCCGGACCCGGTATTGCCCAGCGCATCGACCTGCTCGAAATCCTCCACCAGAACGCCGGCCGAGGTCTTGAGCACGAGATAGAAGCTTTCGCCCACATCGGCGAAGATCTGCGGGAACTGGCCCGACGCGTTGGCGACCACGGGGTTCGCGTGGGGTGTCGTCAGCTCGGGGTCGGAATAGGTCGCCTTGGTAACCGTGGTGGCGACGGAGTCGAAGGTGTGCAAACGGGCGGCAGGCAGCGCGTTGAGGTTCGCGTCTACAGCGGTAGCCCAACGGCCCAGCAATTCGCCCAAGTTCGCCTCCTGAAAAGCCGACACGTCTCCCGCTCAGTTGCGGTGACGGAATGCCCAGCTTCGGGGGCGATCTGTGGTTCGATAGTAGCGCGGAACTACACTTCGGGGAAGTTTAGAACCGCAAAGCTCCCTTGGTGCTTCAAAGCGTTCTGATCATAGACACGCGCGGCCTCTTCCGCGGTCCTGTACGTTCCGAGAGCCTTGAGGTGTCCATCCACTCGAATGTGAGCCTGCCAACCCCCTCCTCGGGTCTGCAGTCTCACGCCGCGATAAGGGCTTTTCGTGCGAACCCGAGTGCGGTTGAAGCTGTTTTGCTGGCTCGTCGCGTACCGTAGGTTGGCCTTGCGGTTGTCCAAGCCGTCCTGGTTGACGTGATCGACGGTCACGCCCTTTGGCGGGCACATGATCTGCCGATGCATGGTGACAAAAATCACCCTTCCGTCCGCCCGCCTGTCCCCGCGCCGGGCATATCGAGTCTTTGACCTCGGAGAGCCGTGAACTGACCACGAGAACTGATTGAGGAATTCGTAGTCCTGATCGTCGACAAGAGCTACAAAGCCTTGAGAGAGTTCAATTTCCTTCACCATATAACAACTCTAAGGGCGCTGTTAAGTTGTTGCAAGGCGATAATAGCGAAGTGCGCTGGGAACTTGGTGAGCGCATATTCCGTGAATCGAAGTTCGTCCCCGGCCTCTTCATTTTCGTCTATGCGGCGGTGATTGGCTGGAAACATCTGGTCAGAGCCTTTAGCGCCCTTGCTGCCGTCGCCAGGCGAGGTATTCGGGGTGCGTGGACTGGTTCACCTCGATCTCCACAGGCGCAGCAGCCGCACCGCCAACTCTGGACATTCGGGCCGAAGCCGCTTCGAGAAGAGCGTCGATCTGGGGGTTTCTGGCGGCGAGGTCCCTAAGGGCCTCATTGGCCGCCGGGCTTCCGCCTCGGGCAATCTCGTCGATCAGATCTTCAACCCCGCGCTGGGTCATCCTGTCGGCCGCCACCTTCGAGAGCGCGCCCGCCGCCGTGGGAACGGCGAGCAGCGGATTAGCTGCAGCCCCCCCGATGCTCAGCGCGGTCATCAGGCCATTGCCCTGCGGCGATAGCTTTCCGACCTGACGCAGCGCGTTTTGGCCCCTGGTCCCGACAATGATCCTTTCGAGCATGGCCCCTTCTGTTTCCGTGAGGTTGGGGGTTTTCTCGAAGATACGACGCATCTCCTGACGGGTGGCGTTGTCCACATTGCCACCAGAGCCCGTCGAGCCCGCACGCATCTTGGCGCGGTCCACGCCCTCGGTGATGGATTCGATCTTACGGACCCGGGTGTTCAGGTCGCGAGCGCTACGGAGCATTCCAGCGGCGTCGGTAGCGCTGCCGGAGACAACCTGCGCAGGCCCCGCGCCGTCAATGAACCCATCAAGCTTCCGGATCATGCGCTTTCCAAAGAACGCCTCGGCCGCATCCGGCGCGCTCGCCACGTCCCGGCGGATCACTTGGCGGAGTTGGTCGAGTTCGGTCAGGGTCGGCGACTGGCCTTTCATGGCCTGGATGTCGGACAGCATGGACGCGGCGCGCGGGTGGCGGGCGGCGTTGATATTCACCGACTGCACATCCTGGGTAATGTCGGCCACTAGGCCATCCACCGCCGTCGGCGCATATCTCACCCCAGCCGCGTCCACGGCTTGATAGGCGGCGTTCTTGGCGGTCGAAAGTTCTTCGAGAGTGGGCGCCGGTTGACGCTTGGGTGGGCGCATTCGGCTAGCAGCCGGCGCAAGCGCCCCGCCCGCTGCGCCAAGGGCAAGCACGGTCGGGTCTGTCGTCGCCCGACTAGCGTTGCGCAGACGCTCGGCCGGCGTGCCGCGATCAACTGCGCTGTAAGCCGCAGCCGTCCCGGCCCCCGTTACCGCGCCCCGGCCGATATTCAACCAGCGCGGCGACGACGCCAGCAAGCCCGCCGAGCCCCCGGCAGGGATGAGGGCCGTGCCTGCCACGCCTGTATTGCGCAGCATCCCCGCGACATTGGGCCGGTCGGCCGCGTAATCATCCTCTAGGGAGCGTTGTGAGGCCATGTTGGCGTTGAAGCTGCCAAGCAGGCCGCCCTCCCCCAACTGGCCGCTCAGCAAGCCCCCAACAGTCTTAGCGCCCGCGACGATCTCATCCCCGATGCCGAGGCCGCGGTTGAAGTTCGCCATAGCGCCCGCGACTTCGCCATAGATGTTGCGTTTGCGCCTAGGCTCTCGCCTGGCCGCCCCCTCGGGGGGGATGACCTTGGCGGCCGGAGTCGGCGCACCCTCGGCGGCAAACTCAGTCCACGGGCCGGGGTCGTCAGCGGCGAAATCTTCCCACGGCCCGCTCATTGCGCCCTAACCCACGATTTCGGATCGGCAGGGTTTCCGCCCCTGAAGCGGAAGCCCTTACGGATCTCGCCCACGGCTGGAGCGCTGGATCGAGGTTGGGTTGTCACGGCTTGGCGGCGCGGCGCGGCGGCTGCCCCGGCCGGCGTGCGGCCTTCAACGGTGTCGATCCAGCGGGAATAGTGCTGTTCGATCTTATCGAGGCTGTTCTTTAGCTGCGCTGGCGTTTGACCCGTATCAAGTGACGCGACCGTGGCTTGAAGCGCAACAAGCTCCTGCACCGCAATAGCTCCCAGCGCACCCCCGGTCGGCGAGGCGGCCCGCATGGCGGCTAGTTCTTGGAAACCGAGGTTGGCTTTGATGGTGTCGATCTCTCGGGCGAGGTTGTATGCGGGGGTCCCTTTGATCTCACCGATATTGCCGCCGATGAAGCCCGCCGTCGTCGCCCCCACCTTTGATTTGGCGGACTTGACGGTCGAGATAATGTCCTGAGCCTTGAGGATCTGAAGCTCGTTAGCCTGCGCGGCCTTCTCTGCATCAGCCGTACCCTTGGGCAGGGTGATCACGTCTACGGAGCCGTCTGGTTTCATCTGCGCCGGGACGTTTGCCGGGATGCCGTAGACGGCCTTCTCTTCGGCAGTGGCGGGGCGAGCGGTTGGCTTCGCCGGCGCTGGTCCGCCATCAGCCACAACTCGGCCCCCTCCTGGCGTCCGGTCGTTCCAGGCGACGTGGATGTGGTCTCCCTCATTGATCAGCTCGGCGAAGTCCGCTCCGCTGTTGCGGAGGCGCTCTTCGAGGTCCGCCATGCTCATACCTGGGGGCGGAACAATGTCGTAGGCCTTGCCCTTCAGGTGATAGGAGTTGGGAGCCCCACCAACCGCAGCGTTCTTCTCGGGCGAACGCCGGCCGCTGGTGATCCGCGCACCCGCAGACAGGATCTCGTTGACGACGGACTGAACTTCCCCGCCCGCTTCCTCGCCGCCCACGGCGATGATCCTTTCTCCGGGAGAGACTTCCTTGTACTGCGGCGCGAACGGAGCCTCAGCCACAAGTCGTCCGCTGGCGTCATAGCGTTTGGACCCCGGCGAGAGCGTGAATTGCTCCAGAGCCTTGTTCACCTGACCGGAGAAGGTCTGCAGGCTCACGTCGTCGAGCTGCTGGCCGCCCGCCGCGATATCCTCATCCTTCGCCCCCATGGCTTTCAGGGCTGGCGCGATGGATTGGGCGTAGGCTTGCGCCCGTTGCTCGGGAGGGATGCTCAGCAGGACCGTCGCGCCCTGCGCCATGAACTTCAGCCGCTCGGCTTGTTCTTCCTGAGAAATCGCCGCGGCTTTGGCTTCCTCGCGTTCCCGCGCCTTGGCCGTTCGATCCGTCTGCGCCTGCCCCATCGCCTGGACGTTGGCGCCCTCGGACAGCAAGCCGCCGCTGTAGAGCGCCGAGGACGCCCCGGTGTAGTCGCCGCCAGCGAGCATGCCTCCAGCGCGGCGTTGGGTGGCCTGATCGAACAGGCCTTGGGTGTCGTCCAGCGACTGCCGGCGATTGGCGTTGAATGCGTCTAGAGCGCCAGCCATCAGGAGCCTCCACCCCAGGATTGATTCCAGTTGAGCAGCGGATTGGCGCTTGCCGATCCCGAACCTCCGAACATGCCGCCCATGTTCCCCAGCAGCCCCTGACCGATCCCGGTCAGGTTGCCGATCAGGCCGCCCGTGTTCTGCGCCTGCTGGCCATAGAGGCTGGACAGGTTGTTCGCCCCGGTCTGCAGGAGGCCGCCGACGTTATTGGCGTTGTTCTGGATGGCCGCGTTCGCCTGGGATGGATTGCCGAGCTGGGCGACGTTGAACAGGTTGCCGAGCTGCTGGTCGAACCGGCCGGTGTCGTAGCCTCGGTCGCTCTCGAAGGCCCCGGTTCCGAAGGCGCGATCCTGACCGAAATTCGAGTTCGTGTTGGCCCGATCCACGTTGAACTGCTGTGTCTGGGCCTGCCACTTGGCGAGTTCGTTGGCTTTCCAGGCGTTGTAATCCTGGTTCTGATGGTCGATGCCGAACTTGATCGCCGCCTCGGCCCCCGCGCCAGATTGCAGCAGCCCGCGAGCGCCGAAGTTGGCGTTGAGGTTGCGCTGTCCGGCGAGCAGGCCGGACTCATAGCCCGGCGACTTCTGGTAGGCCGCCGCCGAGAGGTCGGGCATGGCGGGAGCCGCGCCCTGGTCGGGGCGGGCATAGGTGGGCCGGGGATCGACTTGCGGGCCGAAGGTCTGTTGTTCCTGCGCAGCCTGGGGGCCTGCTGCGGTCGTTGGGACCGGCCGGTCGCCGAACGTCTGGGCGTGGTATTGCCCGTAGTCCGTCGCGTTGATCGTGCCGTCGCCGTTCAGGTCCCCGATGGCGTTGGGATCGGAGGTGATGACGCGCTGCGCCTCGGCCGCGATGTCGGGATTGTTGGCGAGGTAGGCGCCATAGTCGGGCTGTCCACCGCCGCCAGCCGTGGGGCTCGTGCCCGCGAAGCCGCCCGGGGACTTACCGCCGCCGCCCGTGCCCGTCCCAAGCCCGAACTGCTGCTGGATCTGCTGCAGGGCGCCGTACCCCGCTTGCAGATAGGGCGCGAAGTTCTTCTGCTGCTGGGCGAGCGCCTGCTGCTGGAGCTGGATGCTCTGCTGGTTGGCCGCCGTTTGGGCGTCGATCTGCTTGTTGGTCGCCTTCTTGGCCTGGTTGGCGGCGTAGATGCTGCCGGCCGCGCCGACGCCGGCGGCGAGGAGTGGAACTGCTAGTGGCATTGACGCCTCCAAACGGGCGAAGCGATCCACGCCTCTTGGGTGAGAACCCAGGTGCGGATGGGAAGTCCAAGTTCGGGACTATCGGAAGACCCGCCCGCTGGGGCGAAGCCAAAGCTCTTCGGGGGCCGCGAGCGCCAGTTGCCCTCAACCTCGTATGTGACGACGAGCGCCGCGGTCTTCATGATCTCGGCGAAGGCGCGCTTGGCGGTCGCGAGCGCTTCCCTACCCCAGCCCTCCGGCGTGAACAGGGAATGGAGTTCGTAGACCCGTCCCAGGCCGTCCAGCTTCACGAACAGATAGCCCCCATGCTCGGAGCTGAAGGCGGTCACGCTCGGATGCCGGATCACATCGGCGATCAGCAGGCCTGAGTGTCCGAACAGCACATGAGGCGCCACCGCCGGGTGCTCGGCGACGTCGATCCAGAATTGCGGGTCGCGATCTACGGCCATCGGATCAGGTGCTCCCAGGAGGGCGTTCCGTCCGGATTGCAGATCGCCTCGTGGATAGGCAGGGTTTCGCCCCAAGCCTGCGCGTAGAGGCTCTGGAACTCCCGGGTGGGGGTGTAATCGGGGTTGACCAACGTCAGGCTTGGCGGGATCGCCAGGACTGGCGTGACGGACAAGGCCCCGCGCTGGCGCCATTGGGTCTGGTACTGCGGCGTGGCCCTGCCGGCCTCGATGATGGGGACGGTTGCGTTCATCGCACGTCCTCGTTCACGCGGCAGTCGGAGAGCCGGATGACGGCGGGATCGGTGCTCTTGAACTGGAAGACCCGGCCCGGGGCGCGGATGTCGCCCAGCCGGTTCCAGATCGGACGGGCGGAGTATTCCCCCACCCGGCCAATCGAGCGGAACAGCCAGTCGGAGAAGGTCTTGCCTCCGTCGTCGCTCCAGCGCATCCCGACCTGGGGCGCTTCGTCCTGGCCGGTGTTCCCCAGCTCGCAGAGCAGGGACGCATTGGCGCAGCGGGTGCGCGGTCCCTTCCACTCCAGGAAGGCCGTCGCCAGGCGCTCGATCTCTTCTCCCGAGTCCGTCAGGTCGTCGGGGTTCACGCGCCAGATCTGCGGGTTGTTCGGCAGGGCGTCGGCCGCCAGCGCAAGGCCCGATACGTCCGATCCGATGTGGGCGCGCCAGTAGTTGAGACCCTTGGAGTTCGCCGGGTTCCAGAAGCCCGTGGAGCCGTCGTAGATCCAGGTCTGATCCTCCAGGGTGAGGACGTAATAGACGTGCTGGTCGAGGACGTAGCCCCAGGCCCGCAGATAGAGCGGGTTGGACTTGCGGATCTGCTCGGCCAAGCCGTTGTCGGAGATGGGCTTGGGAACCCCGCCCGCGGACAGATAGACGCTGCAGTCGTTGCCGACCCAGATCAGCGACGAACCGACCACGACGGCGGTATCCCGCGCGCGGCAGCCGATGTCGAAGTTCAGGCCACCGTAGGGCTGGATGGCAGGGCTGGCCTGACCCGTCAGAGCCCAGACTTCCGTGGTGGCCGCGCCGAGGAACCAGATCTGGTCCCCAAGGATCATGACCGCGATCAGCTTGTCCGGCTGGTACTCGGCCGAGGCGAACGACAGGGCCGTCCAGTCGGTGTCGCCGGGCACGAGGTAGTAGGCCTGCTGGGTCCCGGTCTTGATGGCGATCCAGAAGCCGCGGATATAGGCGATGGACGAGGCCCCGTCGCTCTCACTGGCCGAAGGGAAGTTCTCCGCGACCGTCCCGCCGGCGTCCGTGACCTTGTAGAGCCGAAGGTCGTTGGCGATGCGGACCACGGCAAGCTGGTCGGGGTCCAGGCCCGAGGCGATGGACACCCGGAATTGACCCGGAACCGTGCCGCTGAACGCCGTCGCAGACCCGTTCGTGGCCAGCTTGTAGACCGTCTCGTCGGAGAGGATGATGGCGCCGTCGTCGAACAGGCCGGACTTGCGGTGCAGGGCGCGGATCGGCCCGTCGCCCACGGTCGCGTAGTCCTCCAGGCCAGGGCGACCGACCAGGGCGTAGGGCTTGTCGGGGCTAGTGGGGGATTTCTCGGCATAGAGGTTCAGTTGCGGAAAGCCGGGGAAGGCTGACCGCTTGTTGGCCCCCAGAGCGAAGGGGACGCTAACCATCTACGATGTCGGCAGAGTTCATGAGCCGCCCGAAGTGAGGAACGAGGCCCACTTCGGGGGCGGCTACGGAGGATTATGCCCGTGTTTCGGGGCCTTGGCTAGCCTTCGCCGAGGCGTAGGAACGCGGTCGCCGTCGCCATCTGCCGCTGCGCCGCTTCCAGGGCGTCGAAGGCGGCCTTGCGGGATGGATAGGTGGCCACGGGAGGCGCGGGCGGGGCTGGCGGGGTGACGGGCTTCACGGCCGGCCGGTTCTTCGCGAACCATGCCTTGCGGGCGGCATCGACCATCTCGGGCGTGGTGACCACCTTGGCCGAGCCGCTGTAGGTGCTTGGGCCGGCCTTCTTGGTGGTCAGGGTGCCGTAGATGTCGTGGGACGCGATGTTGGCGAACGCGACCTTCGACGTCGAGCCCTCGATCAGCACGCTGGGAGCGCCGAGGACGCCCTTGTAGAACCCGGCCGGACTGAGCAGCATGGTCTGGCCGGAAACCTTGCCCTGAGCCTCCTGGAGATAGATGCCCTGGTTGTTGCCGGTGATGATCGTGCCGCCGGTCATTTCGAGGCCGGGATAGCCGGGTCCGCCCCGTTGCGCGGCTCGGCGATCCTCAAGGAACACGCCCATGATCGGGAACGAGCCGGGCAGCTCCAGGCGGGCGTCCAGCAGCGGGTCGATGATCCGCAGGTTCGAGATCGCCGGATAGGTCTTCACCCCGCCAACGACGACTTCCTCGGTCCAGAAATGGATGTGGTCGCCGTGATCTCCAGGACCGCTCCACTTCCAGGGCCGGGCATAGAACAGGTGCGGACGCTCGATGGTGATGTCCGAGCAGGTGGCGCCGGCGATGTGGTGGAACCGGACGTCGGAGACATCGACGTTGCGCAGCGTTACCCCGGTCGATTGATAGAGCAGGACCCCGTTGGCGAAGGTGCGGACGTTGGCCTGGTCCACGACGATGTTCGATGAAGCCTCGATCTGGAGGCCGCGGCCGGTCGGGTAGCCCAGGATGTTCGGAGCCCGGGGCGCGTTGACGTCGATGTCGGGCGGGCTTCCGTCCACGGCGCTCCCGCCCTGCACGTCGGTGCGGATCAGGCGGATATCCTTGCAGCGGTTGATGTAGACCACGGGCGTGTGCGGCGCGGTTCCGACCACGGGAGTGAACCGTACTCTGAGGTCTTCGATGGTCAGACCCGCGCAGCCATTTAGGGCGACGGTTCGGAAGGTGGGCGGATTGGCCGGGTCCTGCGGCTTGATGGTCACGGGGCTCGCCGAGCGATCCACCCCCTGAACGCTCACGTCGCCATAGTCACCGGGCGGAACCAGGATCACGGCGTTCGGTGCCGACGCCTTGAGCGCCGCAGAGAGATCGTAGGGCATGGGAGGGGTCCACCGAAGGGATGCGCAGTCTTGGCCCACTTCGGAGGCGGCTGTTGCGATTATGCGCTCATTTGGGAGGAATGCCAGTTCCTAGGGGGTCTGGGTTGACGCGCCCGGTCACTCGGCCAATATCGCCGGATGGCTCACCCCCCGGTCGACAAGGTCACGGCTATCGCCTCGGTGATCATGGTCGTTATCGCCCTGATCGCCGTCGTCTGGGGCTGCATCCAGACCGCAATATGGGTGCGGGAGAACCGCCGGGATCGCGACAAGCGGCGCTAACCGCGCTCGCTCTCAGCGCGTATTTTGTTGATCTTTCACGCCTCGCGGCTCAGGTTCCGCGGATGGAACAGATCAAGCAGTTCTTTCGCTCCTGGTGGACGTCGGTCATCACGCCGCTCGACGCTGAGACCAATGCGGACTTCGGAATCAGCGACGCGAGCCTCCCGGAAGGCTATGACGAGAACGACCGCGGCACGCCCGTTGCTGATCTCCGGCCTCTGACCGCGTAACCGTCTCACCGGGGCACAATGCTGAATCTGATCTATCGCGCCGTCGATGCGCTGTTCATCCCGCTTGAGCGGTGCACCATGCACCAGAACCGGTTCCTGGAGCGCATCCCACTCTATGCGGATCGGAAGGGCGGCACGAACACCGCCATCGAATACGCCTACACCATCGGCCATATGCAGGCCCTCGCCGGGTCGCTGATGGCCGACAAGATCGGTGCCCTGGACGTCCTCGACGCCGGTTGCGGCTCGGGTCGCCTCGCCCACGCTATGGCCCCCCTGCTGGGCTCTGGCCAGTACGTCGGCGTCGATATCAGCAAGGAAGATCTCGCCATCGCCCGTCGGGTCTGGTCGAACCCTCGCCCCGACGCCCCCCGCGTCTCGTTCATCCACCTCGACCACTCCAACCGCACCTATGCGCCCGGCCAGCCGAAGAAGTTCCCGCCCTACCCGATGGCCGATGCGTCGTTCGATCTGGCGACCGCGCTGAGCGTCTGGACGCACCTGAACGAAGAGGACGCGGTCTTCTATCTCGGCGAGGTCTCCCGCTGCCTACGCCCCGGCGGCAAGGCCATCATCACGTTCTTCGTGCTGGACGACGGCTATCAGGAGTTACTGACGTCTCGGCCGGCGGAAAACCCCTACAGCAAGCGCGATCCGACCAAGCACACCTTCGATGTCGCGACGGACGGCTCGGACGCCTGGCGCCATCCGTCGTGGGTCCAGACGCCCGAAGAGATGATCGGCGTGACCCCGGCGGGCCTGGAGAGGTTGGCCAAGACCTCGGGGCTGAAGGTGGACGCCATTCACCGCGGCAATTGGCGCTCCAAGGCGGGGCTGTTCTATCAGGACGTCGTGATCTTCTCGAAGCCCTAGAAGCCGATATAGCCGGACTGCGGCGTGATCGTGAAGGCTGACCCGCCGGTATTGAGAACCATCGTTCCCGGCTGGTTGAACTCCCACCCGAGGCACGGGTAGAGATCGCCGGTCAGGGCTGCGGTGTTGTAAGGCCCCTGCCAGCCGCCACCGTTTAGGTTGATGTACAGGTCGGTGTTCGGCCCATCGTACTCGAAGGCCACCACATTGCCGCTGCTGATCGTCCCAATGTCGCCGAACAGCGGATGGTTGACCGTGCCGTCACCATAGACGCCGATGCTCTCGGTGTCCCCGCCGAGTTGTTCGTTGCCGTGCAGGGTTGTCGCAACGCCGCCGCCGGAGCCGGTCGCTGCCACGGTGAACGTGATTTCGAAATGCCACTTGCCGGCGGCCGACATCGACGTGTTGGCACGAATGCCCTGACGGACGTTGCCGACCAGCACTTCGGCGGTTTTGTTGCCGTTCGATAGGGTGATGGCCGGGGACCCGGACTGGATCGTCGCGGCGTCCCACGTAGCGCCGGCCGGCGGCGCGGGAGCCGGGCTCATGGCCGCGACATTGGAGTAGATCCCTCTGCGAAGTCGGGTCATTGGCAGGCCTAATTATAGGGCAACGAGAGTTCAGCTCCCGTGGTGAGGTTGAAGTTGTTGTCGCCGTTGAGCACGCCGTTCGCGCCCTTCGAGTAGAAGCCGCCCGTGCCGGTATCCATGGCGCAATTGTTCAGCGTCACGGTCGTCGTGTCTGAGTCCCCAGAGCCGTGCTGGAAGGTGTAGGTCGCGCCCGTGTTCGACGTTCCGGCGATGACGCAGCTCGTCATGGTCAGCACAACGTCGGTGCTGTCGGCCTCCGGGAAAGGGCCGCTCGAAGTGCAGGTATTGGGCGCGATGCTTCCAGTGCGGATGTCGATGAAGCATCGGGTCATGATCAGCGAACCAACATTGACCTTCAGGCTCTCGCAGTGGTCGCGGGTGCCAGGATCGCCCGTGTCGACGGCGTCCGTCCCGAAGTCCTTGAAGTAGCTGTCCTCCCACTGCCCGGTGACCGAGTTGGACGCCAGGTCGTGGAAGTTGAGGGCCGCATTGATCAGTTTGCAGCGCTTCCCAAAGAGCGAACCGCCGAACTGACGGATGCCAGACGAGAAGGTCTTGGTCATGTTGGTCAGGTCGAAGTAGCAGTCTTCCGGCCGGACTATGGCCGTGGTGCCGCTATTGACGTTGATCAGCAGGACCGAATAGCTGTCTGTGGAGTTGGCGAACTTGCAGTTGCGGAACGTGACGTCTGCCGCGCCATCGACGTTCACATGGTAGCCCGTGAAATCGACGTCATCGACGACACGGGTTCCCGAAGTGTAGTTCACATCCGACCCGGAGATCGCGCCGCCATTTGCCGTGATGGTCGAGGGGTTGGCTGCAGGCGTGTAGAGCGTCGCGCCCGACAGACCTGCAGTCGTTTGCGTGTCCCAGGCGGTCTGCGCGTCGGCTCCCGCCGCGACAACGCCCAGCGGATAGTCGCCCCCAACGGGATACTGGCGCAGCGACAGCAGCTTATGGAGCTGACCCGACGACATCAGGTGAAGTCGCCGGTAGCCTGGACTGTAACGTTAGCGCCCGTGGTGATTTTCCACGACCCGCTGACGCTCTTGATGCCTGGGGCCCAGCAGAACGGAACTAGGTTGGACACGCTGCTAGCGCCGCCTGGGAACGTGTAGACCGTAGTGGACCCATCTTTTACGACAACGGTCCCTGGCGTGGTCGTGCCAGGCTGGATCCAGACTTGCGCGAGGTAGTCGCCGCTGGCGCCGGTCGGACCGAGCACCTGATCAGTTTGGGACGCCGCAACCGTTTCGTATTCGTCCTGCGCCAACCTCACGCCAAACGGGGTATTGTCCGAGGCGATGGTGACGCGCTGCGTGCCCGTGCCCGCGACGCCGTTGCCCGCGGCCACGGTGTTGCCGTTGATCTGCTTGAGGCTGATATCGGCTGGGGTCGTATAGTCGAGAACCGCGCCCGCGCTGTCGGTCTGGATGACGCGAAGGCTGCCGAAGGTGTCGGTGTAGAGGTTCGAGCGGTCGCCAGAGGCCACGGCGGAGGGCGCGGAGGACGTGGCCTTCGCGCCCATCTTGACCGGGTTGCCGCTATCGGCCGCGTCGTGGGCGACGTTGCCCGCAGGAACGGTGCCGTTCGTCGTCCCAGGGGTCGTCTGGTCGATCCGCACGTTCCCGATGATCGCCGAGCTGGCGACCAGTGCAGGAGCGGTCGCGATGCTGACCGGTTGCGTGGCCTGGAAGAACGTCCCATCGACGGTCAGCGAGCCGCCTCCATCGCTGATCGGGATGACTGTGCCGCTCGCGATGCCCTGGACGGTGACCACGTTTGTGGAAGCCGTTCCCGCGGTTCCGACCGCAGGAAGCTTGGCGAGGATGGCCGCCGACGTGGTTTGCGTCGCCAGAGCGTCCAGCGCGGCCTTATCCTCGGTCGAGAGGGCCATGGGCAGCGAGCTTGCCGCAGCCGCTCGGCTGACCGCCGGAAGGGTCTGTACGGTCTGTACGTCGTTGTTGGCGTCGCGGACTGAAATGGCCATGACGGAGGCTCCTTAGGCGGCGAGGGCGCCGACGTATTGGCTGTTGCGGGCTATGGTGAAATCGAGGGACGGGACGTAGGCCGACGTGGTGACCGTGAAGCCGTCAGAGACGCCTCCGATGGTCAGGGTGGTGGTGTAGGCGGTGTCGATGGCCGCGCCGGTCGTCAGGCGAACTTTGAAGGTGTCGCCGGCCACGGCGCTGCCGGGGGTCGTGGTGTAGGCCGCGCCGTTCTTGGAGTAGCCGACCGAGCCCGACAGGCCCGTGGTGTCGATGGTGACCGCCGCCGAGCTGGTGATCCCGGCGACGGTGATCGTGTTGGACTCGTAGAGCGTCAGGTAGTCGCCCGCGCCCTGGTCCACGAAGGTGAACTGGTCCGGCGCCGTATCGTCGGCCACGGTCGCGATGGTGAACGTGTCGGAATAGGTCCCGACCGTCACCGTCACGTCCGTCTGATCGGAGTTGGTCGGAGGCGAGGTCCCGGAAGCGACAACCTCATCCCCGTTCTCGACGACGCCGGCCGTGGAGACGAACGCCCCGCCGTTGATGCTGTATGTGCCGCCCACGACGGTGATCACCGCCTCGCCGATCAGGCCTGCGATGGTGACCGGGTCGCTCTCGTAGTTGGTCGAGAGGTCCGCGTCCTCCACGTCGGTGAAGGCGAAGGCCGTGGGCGTGTTGTCGGTGATGTACCGGCGACGCGTGATGGTGACGGTGCGAGGAACGGCCATTACCAGCCCCTCGCGTATTCGCTGCGATCCGGACCCATGAAGTAGCTGGCCGGGCGATCATCGGCGAGCATCCGGGCATAGGCTTTGCGGGCCTCGGCGACGGTCAGGGCGGCGTTCGGATCGCTGGCCTTGCCGAACACAGGCACGAGGGCTTCCGCGAGGCAGAGCATGGCTGTGCGGGTGTACTGCTGGGGAACGTCGATGTTCTCGTCCAGGCCGACCACGTCATAGATGACCCGGTTGCCCGAGGCGTACAGCGTCACGTCCACGTCGGGGACGGGCCACAGCTTGAGGGTCAGGACCGAGGTGTTGCGCTCGACGACGTACTGGAAGGGCGTGGCGCCGGTCTGCAGCTTCAGGGGATAGTTGGCGTAATCGTCCGCCTCCATCCGGTTCAGCGGGCGCTCGAAGCCCCCCTGCCCTTCCACGCGAACCGAGGTCAGATCGAGGTACTGCTGGTCCAGATCCCCCTCCACCGTATAGGCGGGCCAGGGGATGGTGATCTCGTCGTCACGCCAGAGGTTGAGGCCGTCGTTCTGCCAGTTCTTCAGCATCCAGTTCAGACGCCGACGACCCACTTCCATGTCGTTGGGATCGGGGTCCTGGCCAGCACCGACCACGCCGATCTCGAACAGGGCATCGGTGATGACCTGGCGCGCGGTGTCGAGGGAGGTGTTGACGCCTGAGACGGCCAATGAAGCTCTCGTTCAATCCGGGATTTGGATTGCGGGCTTCGGCCGCTGTCTCGTATCGCTAAGCTACTGTAATGCGGCCTAGTTGGCAAACGTCCTAGTACAGAGCCAGGATGTTCGTCGCCGTGGTCGCGGTCGCATAGACCCGGTTGGCCGCCACCCACAGGATGCCGACCGGAACCGCCTTGAACGTGACGTTCGAGCCGCGGTCTTCCATGTCCACCGTCACATCGCCCGCCACGCCGATGTAGAGCGCCGTGGTCGTGGCGATGGTGGCGCTGTCGCTGGTCGTGACCGCAGCCGCGCCGCGAATGGTCGAGAGTTCCATCAGAGATCCTCGGCGGTTGTCAGGTTCTCGCCCAGCACGTCGCCGGGGTCAGGTCGGGCGCCACGCACCGGCAGGCCCTCGGGGCGCATGTTGGGGCGGCTCAGGTCGGCGGGGCGAGGGTCATAGCAATCCTCGCAGACCTTGAGCCCCGTCCACTCGACGCGAAGGCAGGAGAGCCGGCGCTGAAAGGCGCATCGGTCGCAGATCGCCCAGGTACCCCCGGGTTTCCAATCGTTGACCGGATGCGCTTGGTTCGCCATCGGCCTTACGCGGTCATCACGCGCTGCCACTTCCCGGCAGGGGCGGTGACGGTGCAGAAATAGACGGCCGACTTGTTGCCCGCGTGCGCAACGCCGGTCGCCGTAGCCACGTCGCCAGCGCCGATGTTGATCGTGTCGGTGCCGTCTCCGAACACCTGCATCGAGGTCGCGGTGTTGTTGGTCAGGTAGATGATCGTCCCGGCGACGGCGAGCGGGAGCTTGATGCCGTCCGCGGCGCCAGCGACGGTATCAACGCTGTTGACAGACTTGGTGAGGAGCGTGGCGGCGGCCTGGGTGCCGGCAGCCTCAGCGGTGATGGCGGCGGCGGAGGAGAGCACCTCCATCCCGCTGTTCACGACACCCGCCGTGGTGAGCGTTCCAGTGGCAGTGATGCTGGCCGCGTTCAGGGCTCCAGTGAGCGTCAGTGCGTCGAGATTCGTCAGAGCCATCAGGCCCTCCCATGAAGAGAAAGGGCGGAGGCGAACCCCCGCCCCAAGCCTTAAGCTCCGGCGGTTCCGAAGATCGCGCGGGGATCGCCGAAGCCGACCGCGAACCGCATCGTGGTCTTGGCCTTCAGGTTCTCCGTGTCGAAGTCGTTGTCCTGCTCGATCTCGGCCTCACGGCGCCAGATCGACAGCAGGCCTTCCTCGGCGTCGGTGATGATGTACCAGGCGTCCGGATCGGTGAGGTAGTGGTTGACCACCACGCCGCCCGATAGCAGGCCCATGCGCTTGATCGCGTTGACGTCGTTGTTCGCGGTCCCGGCCCGGAGGTCGGAGTCGAGGATGCGCATGGCGTTGAACTGCGCGCCCGACGCCACCACGAGCTTCATGCCGCGAAGCTTGATCGGCAGGCCCCGGCGATCCTTGGCGCCGGCGATCAGGGTCAGCATGTCTTCCAGGGCAGCCTCCGTCAGGTCTGCATCGACCGCCGGCTTGTTGGCCCAGAGGCCGGCCGGGGACGGGTGGGAGACGGAAAACAGCGGAACCCCATCGGCGCCGTTGTAGGAGCTGGAGAAGCCGCGGTTCAGCACGTTGGCGTGGACGATTTCCTGCGTCACGCGGGCCGACTTGGCGAGCGCCCGGGAGCGGCGACGGGAGACCTCCGGGTACTGGTTGTCCTCCTGCTCTTCACGGGTGACCATGTAGCCCAGGCCGTAGACCACGGGGGTGAACGTGGTGGTGATCCCCTCGGCGTCCGTGTCGTACTGGATCGGCGCGCCCTCGGTCTTGATCGGGACCAGGCCAAAGCCGCTGGTCTCGACGATCTTCTCGTAGGCCTTCTTGGACTGGCGCTTCTCGAAGATGTCGGTCCACTCGGGCGCATACTGCTCGTATGCGTTGCCGTAGTGGGCCATGACGCCAGGCCACAGGTCTGACGGGTGAGCGGAACGAGTGATGACGGTCATTGGTCAGCTCCCCCTTAGAGACCGGCCGTGTTGGCGGCTTCGGTGTGAAGATTGATCTTGACGAGAAGCTTGGACTTCGCGACGGCGGGCTCGACATCGGGGCGTTCCTGGAACCCGACGATCTTGAGTTGGAGGGTGGCGCCCGCGGCCTTGGTCGAGCTGTCAACCATCCAACCCGAGGTGCGGGTGGTGGTGGAGCCGGCGGCGGCGATGAGGTCGACGTTCAGGCCGATGTCGGCGAGCGCAGTCGTCGCGCCGCCAGCGTCTTCCTGGATCTCGAAGAGCAGGTCGGGATCATCAGCGACGAGAACCGTCCGCTGAGTGGAGGCCGCGCCGTAGCCGAGGCTCAAGGACGGGCCATCCTCAAAGCCTACGACCACGCCCGTGATGGGGTTGGTGGCGCCGGCTGTGGCGAGGATGATGCCGGGACGGCCGTTGGCGTCGGCCAGGCCGGACTTGACGACCGGATCGCCGACGAACAGCGCCGTGGCGTAGTCGGATCGGGCGGTGTAGGCGCGAAGGGCGCAGTTGTACACGCCCCCGGCCGCGTTGCGCACGGGGATTAGACCCCGCGGAAAATCAGCGTTCGCCATGAAAGGGGACCCCAAATTGGCGGTGAGGACCCTCGGTCAGAGGGCCACGGTTCACCGCTTCGGGGTGTAGCTCTTGTCGGGCGCGTCCTTGGTTCGACCCTGGAGCTGAGCGCGCTCCTGTTCGTCGATCTGCTTGACGGCTTCGGCGCGGTCTTCGTCCGCGAACTTCTTCAACTTCCGAAGAAGATACGACCAAGCTGGACTGCCGTCAACCTTAGTCCCGGAACGGTACTTTATCGCACCCGGAGCATCGGCCTTGAGTGAATGGCCCGTCTTCTTGTCGTTGAGGGTCACGAACTCGTACTCGCCCTGGTCCACCAGCTCATAGAGCCGGCTCCCGTCGTCGAGGGCCGCGCGGTAGATGTACTTGTTGTGGTCGAGCACGTCGGGCGTGATGCCGAAGCGGCGCAGGGTCGGGTCACCTTGGGAGCCGATGCCGGTCGGGCGTTCCCGCTGGCGGCGTTCCTCGGTGACGGCTTCGGCTCGGGTCAGGGGGGCGTCGGTCATGTCAGGCTCTCCGGGCCATCTGGTTCATCTTGGTGACGGCCTTGGCGTAGTCGGCCAGGGACACGCCGCTCTCTTCCGCACCGCGGCGCTGGGCGGGGGTGAGGTCGGCCACGGTCACGTCGCCGCTCGGGCTGCGCGATCCGCCGACACGTCCCCCAGCGCCCACGATGGGGGCCTTCGGCTTGGGCTTGGGATCGTCCTTCGGGGCGTCGTCGAAGTGCTCGGGGAACTTCTTCTTCACCCCGGCCTCGACGCGTTTCATGTGGGCGTCGGGATCGGTGATCTTGTTGTTTGCGAGACGCGCGTACTGAGCGTCCAGGGCCATCGCATAGGCGGTCGCCTCAGGGTCCACCTCGAACCAGTCGGCGTTGCGCTCCTTGAACGACGACAGGGCCGGCGGATCGCCGGAGCCGGAACCCGCGTTGGCTCTGATCTCGGCGAGGATCTTCTTGGCGGCGACCGGGTCGTTCGCTTCGACCGCGGCGTCAAGTTCAGCCTCCTGGCGAGCGTCCATGTCCCGGCGCTGGTTGGCCGTGAGCTTGGCGACCAGGCCGGCGACTTGGTCGATCTGCGCCTTCATCCGCGAATTGGCTTGGCGGGTGTGACGCAGCACGTCCGGCATCTCGGCCAGGAACTCCTCGGCCGGGCGCCATTTCGTCGTGTCGCCCTTCCATTGGTCTTTAGGCTTCCAGCCCATCAGGGAGGCGACCTTGACGGCTTCCTCCGATGACTGCGGCTCGTCGCCGTTGGCCTCGGGCGGGCTCTTGGCGTCGTCCTGCGGGCCGTCGTCGATGACCACGGCGAGGGTGTTAGGATCGTCCAGGGCTTCGGCTGCTTCAGTGGCCAAGGGATTCAACTCCTTGAAGGACGGTTCCGTGGGCCTCGGAAATGGCCGGGACCGACATGATGCGCGGCCCCTCCCGAGACGCTTTGATTACGGTTGCCGCGTTAGGCTGCGAGGTAGGGATTGGCTGCTCTGCCCGCTCGATGACGGCTCGGATTTCCCGGTCGGAGCACAGGCGGTACTTGCGCCCCGCCCTGCCCGGCAGATGCTTGTCGGCGGCCGGAACTTCGTCGCCCGGGAACCTGCCGCAGAACACGATGTCGCCGACCTGGGGCGCACGGGCTCCGGGCGGAAGCTGCACGTAGTTGAAGGCCATCGGCGAGACGGCCAGCAGTCGGGCGTGGGTGGCGCCCCATTCCTCCCGGTCGGCGACGCTCTCGGGGATGGTCAAGCCGCTTGGCGTGGTGCGGCTGAACTCAGCCATGGCCAGGAGAACCTGGAACTCGAAGGGCTCAATGTTGGGGTCGCACTCAGCGACAGAGGGGACTGTCCAGTTCATTGGCAGGCCTCCACCCAACCGGCTTCGTCCATGGCGCACTTCGCCAAGCGTTCGTGATGCCGCGCCAGAGTCCGCAGCTCGTCGGGAGAGGGCTCAGCGTCATCAGGGAGCGCGCTGCGCAGCTCCTCTAGGGCTTCGTGGTCCCGTGCGTAGGTGATGACCGTCATTGCCCCTCCTGGGCGGTTTCCAGGCCATTCGCGGCCAGCACATCGGCGAGCGTGATGTTCGCCATCTCTCGGTAGGTGTCGGCTCGGACCTTGGCGCGGTTGAGCGCGATCAGTTGGCGCTCGCGGTCCTCGGCGTTGAGGTATTCGGCGCTCCAGGCTCCGGCTTGCCAGTTGGTCTGCTGTTCGGTCGCCATGGCTTCGAGGCCGGCGATCACAAGGCGGGTCATCGGCGTTTCCATCCACGCCGCAAAATCGTCCTCGGTGTATTCCGGGGCGCTCATTGCGCAGGCTCCCTAGCCGCCGCCCGTTCCTCGCGCTCTGCCTCAAGGCCGGGCTGCAGCAGCGCCATGGCGGCCTCGTTCAGGCCCTTCCGGCGATCCACCTCATCGTTGGCGAGTTCGGATTGGGCTTGGCGGGCACGTTCAAGCGCCTGCTGCCCGTCCAGCCCGTCCACGATCTGCGCAGTTTGGGCGCCCTTGTGCTGGATGTCGGCCTGAGCCTTCGCGCCGTCGATCTGGACGCTGGCCTGGGTCTTCTGGGCGTTCGCGGCGAACTGCGCGGCCTGCCCCTGCTTGATGGCCAGCTCCGCCTCGGCGAGCGCCATCTGCAGCTTCATCATCATCTGCTCTTGCGGGCTCGGTCCGGTCTTCTCCGGAATCCAATCGCTGGCCTCCCCGATCCCCGCAGCCTCCAGGCCGTAGCGGATCACCGCGTTGTCGTCGGCATAGACGCCCTTGCCGACGAACTGGAGGGCGATCTGGAACTTGGCGAGCAACTGAGCCCGGGTGACCGCCGAAGGGTCGGAAATCGGCCGGATGTCGAGGTCGTCGAAGTCGAAATCCGCCTTGAACAGCGCCTCGGGATCGACAGGAGGCGCCATTGGCGGGGCCACGGGAGCCCCAGGAGCGCCCATCAGGCCCGGCTGCGCTTGTTGGCCCATCATCGGGGCCTGAGCGCCCTCAGGAGCCATCGGAGGCCCGCCATTGTGGCCCATTTGGCCCGTCTCGGGCGCGTCTTCCGCCTCATCGCAGAACTTCGCATAGTCGGCCGCGTCACCGTGCTTGGCGACGATGTTCGCAAACAGCGTGAACTCGTTCCTCAGCCCCTCGAACAGCCGCTTGTAGATGGCGTTGAAGACCTGTTGACCCTGCTCGATGAGCGCGAGCGTCGTTCCCACGGGGGCGTTGCGGTTCGCATCCCCGGTCATGGCGTCGTTGACCGAGGCGATGCGCTCGGCCGCCTCCATCAGCATGCCGAGAAACTGGAAGAGCACGTCCGAGGGGCCAGGGAAGATCCGCTCGTAGATGCCTTTGCGGATGTCGTCGCCTGACACGGGGAGATTCTTGTACTCGCCGGGTTGCCAGCGCGCCGCGCCGTTCTGACCAGCGCCCTGCAGACGGATCTCCGAGCCGAAGAACCCGCCCCCCGCGACCTGAGCGTGGCCGGCGTCGATGGACAGATTGATGATCGTGTTGATCACGTCCATGATCGGCGTGAGCAGGTGACCGAAGCCGATGGCGTAGGCTCGGCCCTTGGGATCGGGGATGAAACCGTAGTCCACGAACGGCAGCTCGCGCTCGATGTTGAGCACGGTCCCGTCTTGGTCGCGCTCTACGGCCTCATCGTCCCAGCCGTTGTCGATGCGCAGGACTTCGGTCGTCGAGGCGTCGACTGTGACGATGTAGGGTTCGTCGAGGCCATCATCGTCCAGGTCCATGTAGCGGTACTGCTCCAGCAGCACGCGGGACTTCTGGTCGTCGTCTCCTTCCGGAACGAGGTTGACCTTCCGGAAGTGGCCCGAGGCCATGAGCTTCTGCAGCTCGTGCGGATAGCGGTCGTAGTCGTGGGTGATGCGGGGCGAGGACGCCATGCTCGACGCACCCTCGGCCAGCGTCAGGCGCAGGGCCGACACGCTCTCGATGCAGGTCTGACGGGTAAGCGGGTCCCACCAGACCTTGCGATAGTGCTGACCGACCGCAGGCAGGCGGATCAGCATCGCGTCGGTGTCGTGAACCCAACCCTTGACCTTGTAGAACAGCAGGTAGTTCAGGTACTCGCCGACCCGCGCCGCGCGCTTGGCCTTCGTGCCCTTCTTGTCCTTGCCGAACGTCTTGACGTGGATGGCCTGGTCGCCCTTGATCACCGCAGGGGCGGCACGGGCGTTGAAGCCGGTCGAGCTGATGGTCAGGAGCGGGTACTTGACGTTCGCCGCGCCCCTGAAGGGGTAGTTTTTGGGCTCGACCTTCTCCTGAGCCGCCGCGTCGAGGGCAGCTTCCGCCTTCTCTCGCCAGTCCTTGTTGGCCGCCTGATCGCGGTTCCAGTCGGTGACCACGTCGGCGCCAATGCGGGCGATCTCGGATTCGTCGAGGAACTCGTGCGCGGCTTGGCGGACGGCGGCTTTCTGGAGCCTGCCGAGGCCGCCGCCAGAGGCCGCGGTGAACACGGGCTCGATGGGCTCCACCTCCAACTCATCGTCGAGGTACACGTCGCTCATGGACGTGCTCGCAGGATGGGGAGGACTTCAGCCGCGTTCATGCCGAAGCATGGGGCTGGTTCGGCGCGTTAGTCCATTAATGGGACGTTTAGGTGTTGGAATCGTTGGACTTGGCGCCGCAATCCGCTAACGTCACTGCGTCGTGCCATGTAGGCATGCGGTATCTCCTATGTTGAGAGGGAGGGTTGCTCGCGCGACCCTCTCTTTTTTTGCGAGATCACGCCGCGCCTGACCGCCCGCATTCAGGATCGCCTGACGGTCGCCATTGGAAAGACCGCCGAACGGCAGTCCGCAGCGTTCATGGGTCAGGACTTTGTTGCCCGGTTGAGCCACCATGTTTCGGCCTAGCCGCGCCTTGTGGATCTCGCACGCCGGCTCATCGGCCAGGGGCTCAACGCACAGGTAGCAGTGACCGAGCTGCGAAAGCAGAAGCTTGGCACGCCTGTTCCGACGCCGCTTCGAGCTTCCCCTGCCGTTGGCTACGCGCTTGCTCATGATACCTAGGATTTCGCCATTTGGCTAAGAGTGCGGTTTTGGACCCGTGCGGAGACCGCTACTGCAACCAGCCACGTAGAGCGAGCCCTGCGCCGATGGCTAACACGATAACGACCGCTACGAAGTCGATCATCTCAATACCCCGTAGTCCCATTGCCTAGCGCCTGTCCGACACCTGTCGCGAAACTCAGCGCGCCGGCAACGAACAGCACCGATCCTGCCCAACCGATGAAGAACCCGGGACGGACACGCGAGGGGCGGAAGTACACATAGAGTCCATAGGCGCCGAAACCCCCGAATATCAGGCCAAAGATGATGCTAGCCCACATTCCTAGTACCCCGTAGTCCCTGACCGGCCCTGTGGCTGGTCGTTTTCCATGTCGTAGTCCACGAACCCGATCCGGGCGCGGCGCAGGGCCTCCAGGGCGTACCGGAGCGCGTCGATGACGTGGTTCTCCTTGTCGTCCAGCACCGGCAGGACTTCCTCGGTGAGCTTGTCGACCTTGTAGCTGTACAGGCTCAGCTCATCGATCGTGTGGGTGCAGCGCGGGTGAACGACGATGTCGAAGCTCTTCAGGAACTCGACCCCGTCCTCCAGGCTTCCGGCGCCCTTGATGGCCTTGCGGATGTTGAAGCCCTGACGGCTCATGTAACTGACGGTCTCAGGCCTGGCGCTGTCTGCGGTGATCGCCCAGGTGCGCGAGCCTGCGATGGTGTCGAACAGGGCCGGCGTGCGGTCGATCTCACAGCCTACCTGATAGGCCTCCTGGTCCACATAGAGCGTTCTGCCTTGCAGGTAGGCGCGAACGAGCACCGTGGGATCTACAGCAAAGCCCCAATCGGCCCCGAACTTGAACTCGGCGTTGAAGGGCGTCTCGAACTCCTCCACGCGCCAGTTGCGAAACACCCGGGCGTTGGAGTTGGATTGATAGGCCCCCAGCCAGATGTGGGCGTACTTGTCGGGATCTCGCTCCCGGTCCCACTCCATCTCCGACAGCAGCGGCTCGCCGAACCACGGGTTGTCCTGATAGTTGACCTGGCGAACGATGGAGCCGGGCGGAGGCGCATCGCCGCGGAACATCTTGTCCACGGGATCGGAGGCGAGGCCGGGGTTCCAGTCCCACCAGATTTCCGACCCAGGCGCGCGGATGGTCGGCGTGAGCACGTTGATGCTGTTCTGGCTGACCGCGCGGGCCTCGCTCACATAGGCCAGCGTTATACCCTCGGTGGACTTGATGTTGTCCACGTTGGTCCGCAGGCCAGCGAAGCTGATCGCCGTGCCGTTGCGACCCCGGATTTCATACTGCAGGCTGTGATAGAAGCCGTCGCCGTTGGTCGGACCAAAGCCCATCTGCGGTATCAGGTCGTCCAGCAGGGTCTTGATCGAGCCGTCGATGCTCTTCTGGATCTCGCGGGCGCAGAGGATGCGTTCGGGCTTCTCAGAGCCCCGCATCAGCAGGCGCCGGCCGAACCCGTGGGACTTCGCCGAGCCTCGGCCGCCCCACAGCGCGCGATGGCGAACCGGCTTTCCGTCATCCGCCACGGCCGCGAAAAGCGGGACCTCCATGCACTCAGGAAGGTCGGCCCGGATCTTCACGCTTCCACGTCACCAGGACGGACGAAGCGGACGATGGTCTCCATCTGCAAGGGCTTGTCGCCCTGGGATGGATCGCCGCCGGTCAGAGCCACCTTGTCGCCGTAGATGCTCGGCAACCACTTGCCGGCGAGACGTAGCCGAGTGTCGATCCGAACGCGCTTGTTGGCGACCTCGACGGCGTCCTTTGTGGGCTCGTCGGCGATCTCAAGACAGTCCTCAGCGAGGGCGTGAACTCCGCGTGCGCGCGCGCCACGGAAACGTCCGGCGAAGGCCTCATCCGCATCCAGCCAATCGTATACCGTCGCGCGTCCCGGCATCCTCGGGTCCTCACACAAACGGGTCAGCGGCTCACCCTTGGAAATGCGGGTCAGCAGCTCTTCGATTACGTCATCTGCGAAATGGTCGCTCATTCCCCCTCTCCTGTTTGTGAGAGGGCTGCCAAGATCTCAGGGTCAGTCGTGAACTCAACGATGTCCCCAAGCGCTGGCGTTACCGGACCCAAGGCCCAAGGGCTACCGTTCAGCCGGGTCGCTCCACCAACGATGGAGCAATCGCAGCCAACATCCATTTCGGTCGCGATGATCTGCCAGTGCGCGCTCATCCCTCCACCCTCTCGACAGCCGGAAAGATCAACGGGTCCATGTAGACGACGGCCCGCGCAACGAGCCAGCTCAGATCAGATTTGTTTTCGTAGTCCCGCTCGCGCTGCCAGTATGGCTCCTGGCGCCAAGACACGGAGAGTTTCCCAATCCGGCTGACTGCGAAATCTTTGACCAGCTTTTCAAGCGCCACCCGACACCGACCCGCCTCTAAAGTCTCTTCGAGGGGCGTAGCGTTGATGAGCGGGCGCGAACCAAGCGGCGGCCACAGGAAGCTTATCTGTTCGGGGATGGCGATCCTTGAATCGTCCACGCCGGGCAACTCCGGGATGAATTCCAACTTCACTGCTCCACCCTCTCGACAGAAGTCCATGCGCCGGCCGCGTAAGCCTTGGAGAGGTAGGGAATGGGCCCTTGGTCTGGGTTGTCGAGCGCCGGCTGCGCGAACCCGATGAGCAGAAGGGCGCCGCCGTCGACCTCGATGTCACCTTCCCAGAAGGCTTCCTTCTCACCGGGGCGCTTGATCTTCCAAGTCTTGCTCATCCCTTGAATCCTATCATGATTTGCGCGTTCATGCGGCTAATTCCAACGCTTGGGCGAAGAGCTTTCGGCCCTCTTCCGTGAGGCGGTAACCCTTGCCCCAGATGGTTTCGATGACGTCCCGGCCATAGTAGCTGCGGACCCGACCGACCAGGACGTGGGACGTGTCCTTGCAGCGCGGCTGTGGGGCGAAGGAGCCGGTTCGGTACATCTCGGCCACGATGCGGGCTTCGCCTAGCGTGAGCCGGTGGACCTGGCGCAAGCGTTCAACGTCGTCAGTTTCAGCCATCACGCGTTCCTCCGGGCGATAACATCCCTCATGGCTTGGGTGAGGGTGAACGATTTCAATGGGTTATCATCCCGGGACCTGTCACGTTCGATCAGCGGGCCTCGCGGTTGCTCGGGGAGATACTCAATCTTCCACGTCGGGTGGAACGGCATGCCGTGACGGACGCCATCTAGGCGGACCTTTAAGTGGCCGCCACTGGCACCGATAATCGTTCCCAGCTCTTCCCGTCCGCAGCCGGTGTAGCGGACGCGCCCTCCGCGTTTGGCCGGCACACCGTAGGCCTTTCGGACATAGGCGAGGGTCATTGGCCAGCCTCCTTGGGCTGAAGGGCCTCAAGCGGCAGGGTGGACAGCATGGCCTTCGTGGCGCGCTCCCACGCCGCCAGGTCATGCTCGTATTGCTGCTGGACCCACGCCGGAACTGTCAGGCTGCGGGTTTCGTAAGGCGCGTCCGCGTTGATGGCGTTCAGTTGAGGTGCGGAGCGCTCCATGTCGATGCCCGGGAAAGCCGCCACCATGTCAGCCGTGCGGGCGTGGCTATCCAGCGCGCGAGCCCTGACGCACAGGTTCAGACCATCCGATAGCTGTCGGGCGAGATCTTCGTAGGTCGGCTGGCTCATGCCGCCCTCTGGGTCTTGGGTTTCAGATGCTCAGCGATCACCGGCCCGAGCTTCACGCCAAGCCTGCGGAGCGTGACGATTGCACGGTCCTTCAGGCGCTCCTCGGCCACGTAGGACCACGGGTACAGGATCGGGTGGGCGCCCTCGGTGAAGCCGGAGGGCTGGACGTACGAAAACACGAAGGGCTCGCCGTAGATCTCGGCGATGGTCCGGGTGAACTCCTGACGGGTCATGCCGCGTCCTCCAGGCCGAGCTTGACGGTCGCAACGGCGATGAACTCGGCGATCTCGCTGGCGAAGTCGGGGTCGGTCTTCTCGAAGTGCGGAAGGTCTATCCGGGCCTGTTCAAGCGCCGCCGACCACAGCGAGCCCTCGCTTCCTCCGCCCTCGATGACGCGGAGGGCGGAAGCGCCTTCAGGGCGCGCTTCCGGACGCTCGCGTCGAGTAGATTTAGAAGCCCTTCTTTGGGCTTCTAAACTACTCTCTGGTTCTGGTTCTGGTTTTGTCGGCAAACGGGCGGCATTTGCTGCGCTAGAAGCTGAACGTTTTGCGTTAGTTACGTCCGCCCCCGCTTTTCCGGCCGACTTACGCTTACCAACTATGGCTTCGTAATGGGCCAGTTCCTCGGTGACCTTTCGGTTGGACAGCTTGCCCCTCCGGACATCGAAAAACGGCATGATGACAGCCTTCATCTCGGCCCACTCCTTCGGGGTGCAGAGCGCGTGGCGGGAGAGCGTCGCGTCGTCGGCAGGGAGCTTGCCGCCTTCGCTCCAGAGCGAGGACAGCAGCATCAGGTACGCGCCGTGCTGGGACCGCGTGAGGTGCTTGGTCTGGCGGAAGTAGTTTCCCCAGTACATGCGCATATAGGGAGGTGGGCTCATGCGGCGGCCCTCCCCTGCTCGGCCAACCGGCCCTCATACTTGCGGCTAGCCAACATGGCGCTAGTGTGATCGTGGAGGCCCATCGCGGCGGCGACCTGGGACCACGGCCGGCCGAGCTGGCGAATGCGGTAGCAGGCCTCTTGGCGGGGCGCGGCGTAGGTCTTGGATCTCGCCTTGGACTTCAGCAGCTTGCCGGTCAGCCCGTAGCGAGCGGCGACCCGGTCGATGATCTGGTCCACCTTTGCGGCCTGATAGACGTAGCCCAGCGGGCGCTCGGCCAGTGGCTTGAGCGTGGTGACCTTGACCTTCGGCGGTCGGGGCTCTGGGATCTTGAGCGCAAGCGCCATGCGCCGACGGTGCGTGTCGCAGTACGAGCCGCGACAGGGCGTCGCACAGACCATCGTCTGCGGTCCCAGGCCGGACACCGCATAGCAGCACTCGTCGAAGTCTCGTTCGCTCCAGAGCTTGGGTTCGACGGTCATGCAGCCTCCACGGTCACTTGGACCTGGCCGGGCTTGCAGGGCTCTCCGAAGGTGTAGCGGGGGAGGAAGCGGCTATCGTTCACGCCGAGTGCTTGGGCGATGCCGTCGAGACTTGCCTTCATGCGGTTGGGGAAGTTGGTCCGGTCACCGCGGCGGTCTGGCGGGATGAAGTGGATGTGCAGGCTGATATCGCCGGTCGCTGGAACTGAGGGCTTGGCGGCGAGCGTCGCCTGGCGTGCCCATTCGCGGTGCTTCTTGGTCTCGGCGGCCTTGGACCGCCAGTGGCCCTTGGCGTGTCCTGAGAGGCTGCTGGGTGGGAACGGCAGGACGATCACAGGCCCCTCCTCAACACGAGCACCGTGGCCCTTACGAACGCTTCGTGGGTGCGATGCTGTTCTCGGGTGTCGCCCGCATCACACGCAGCTAGGTAGGCCTGGCGTGCTTCCTTACGGGCTCTCTCAGCCTTGGCTTGACGGTGTTTGGGGAATAGATTCAATGGGTTGAACACTCAGTGGTCCTCCCGGATCGGAGGAGAGACCGGTGCGGCATCGGCGCTCCGCGCCTGATTGGTCAGCCTTTCCGGCGCGTGCTCTCGGAGCCACAGGTCGCCAAGCAGCACCATCAAGGCGGCTTGGTCGGCGTCCGCCGGTACGCGCACGAAGTTGTCGGTGAGGTCTTTGACATGAGCCGCAATCTGCGTCGCAGCCGCCAGCGCGTGCTCGACTGCGCGGGTTCCGTCGCACATCAAGTCAGTGGCGCGAGTGGCATTGATCGCACCGAGAATCGCAACAACCCATTCCCGGGGCGGAAGATCGGCTGAGGCGAGAGGGCTCTGCCCCGGTGATGTCGGCTCTTGGGCCGACACGATGGGTGGGTTCCGGGACGAACTCATTGATGCCCCCAGCGCTCTAGTTCAGATCCGATCCGATGAAGACCTAGACCGGTCTTGCGCATCGACCAGCCGAGGCCCCGTGCGATAGCTTTCGCGAGCCCGATACAGGCGCGAGAGGCGTTCCTCCCGAGCCGCGATTTCAGCGCGTTCCCTGGCAATTTCGGCCTCGATTGAGTTGTCGATGACGGGGGCCATCACAGCCTCCACGAACGGCCAGCCAAAGGCGCTCGCGAGAGCATCCTCCAGGCGGTGACCGCAGGACTTCAGCTCCAGGAGCCGTTGCACGTCCCGCTTGTCCTGCCGGATGCGGAAAGCGAGTTCGCCCGCCGAGCATCCTTGCGCGTCCATGTAGGACTGGACCCATTGGGCGACGCGTTCACCACGCCGCTCGGGAAGTGTGTGATTTTCGCTAGAGAACCCCAAGGCCGACCCCATCATGTTGACACCTGACGGCGGCAGATGGTCGCCAGCACACGGGGCTCACGACGATGGAGGTTGGTGGACGGGCTACGGGTTGGAACTACGGACAGTTCGAGGCCGCCGAGAGATGCCTTCTCCGGGCGGTCAGAGAGAGCGACCCCTGCATCAGATCCGCCTTGGGGAAGGCTGGTCTGAAATACTTGGCCGGGGCGCTCGGGATAGGTGGAGAGACGGCGGGGCAAGCCGCCTCCCCCGCGCTGGTCGGGAACCAGCGCTGACCGACCGACTGGAGTACGGTCGATGTTCCAAAATGGGATTAGTCCACGCGCCATCTCAGGTGGTCCTGGCGCCATATGTCGGAGTCCGAGCATAACGCTTGAACTCCGACCCAAGGTCGTGCTTGGCTGTTTGGTCGAGGGGCAAGGCTGTGGGGAAGACAGTGCCCGAACCGGAATCCGACACCACGTTGGTGGACGAAGAATTGCCGCGCGAGACGTGGACAGACCACATCCTGCGAGCACACATCGCAGCAACCTTGGCGACCATGGACCCAGAGAGGGCCGAAGCGCATCTGGCGTACATGTCACGAACGCTGGCGAGCGAGGACTCGTACTCACGGCTCCTGCCGCATCGCTCGGCGTCAACCCACGCCCTGGAGAGCCGAGAGCACCACAGGGCCGTCTTATGGCTCAGGGCGCAGCTCAGGCCGTTCCTGGCGCTGATCAATGGGAACCATGCGCCGCCGCGGTCGGAGAAGCTGCTCAAGGTAAGGCGGAGGGACCGGGCCACTTAAGTCAGGCCGCCCGAGCTTCGCGGGACTTCCGCGGCGGCTCGATCTTGCGCAGCACGTCCAGGGTCATCTCGGGATATGCCTTGTTGATCTCCAGCCACGCCTCACGCGGAAAGCGGTTGCGGTGCTTCCACACGCGAACGGCGCCCTCGGTTCTCCCGGTGGCGCGCGCGACCTCGGAAATCCCCTTGGCCTCGATGAACTGACTGGCGGTTTGGATCATGAACCCGACGTTACCACGGGTAATTCGGGCTCACAAGCACTTTGGCACTCGTGGTAACGTCACTGTTAGTAGCGTACGCCGCATGGCCAGAGACGATGGTTGGCGCAACACCGAAGGGACCTGGGACCGGCTCAAGTGGGCCAGGCGCCAGAAGTTCGGCAATGGCGAAGAGGCCGCGACGGCGCTCGGCGTGAAGGCCGGCACCTATCGGGCCTATGAGCGCCAACCCACGTCGTCTAAGCACATTCCCCTAGATCACCAGAACGCAGCTCACTTCGCCAAGCGCCTCGGCGTTCGCTGGGAATGGCTATTGCTTGGCGAGGGTGCGCCTTGGCTAGATCCGGACGAGAACCGCGAGCGCGTGCTGCGCGCCTATGATGAAGCCCCGGCAGATCGCCGAGCTGCAGTCGCCGACGCAATCGAGAAGCTTCTCAAAACCGGCTGAACCCTTAAGCGGCAAGGAATCTACCGCTTTCGCGCATCTTTTTGCGTTACCCGTGGTGATTTTCGCTTGTGCTGGCGCGTTACCCATCGTAACGTCTGGTCATCGGAACACACCGGTGAGGAACGCCAGATGACCACCTCCGCCCACATGACCCGCGAGCAAATCGTCGCCGCGAGCGACCGCGCGCTGAAGTCCATCATCGCTACCACGAACCCGAACGGCCGGTTCGCCGCCGAGGTCGTCTGGTCGAAGCGCGAGCTGGAGCGCAGGGGCGTCGACTACTCGAATTGCCTCTCGGTAGCCGCCTAACCCCCGCCAAGCCTCTATCAGCCCATCTACGAGGACAGGCACATGGCCTTCGACGCAGTCACCCCCCGCCTTTCCGACGAAGACCGGAAGATCGCTGATGACGCTCGCGCAAAGACGCTGGAGCGGATCAGAGCGAACCAGGGCTTCGTCGTTCCGGAGCACTTGAAGGGGAAACTCTTCAGCCCGATGGACTGCTTCGAGGCCACTTTGGCGGAGAGCCATAAGGGTCTTGTTCTTAGGAAGTGGGGGTCGGTTTGATGGCCTCCCGGAACCCACCCATCGCGGACGAAGGAACGGTTCGGCCGATTCCGGGCTGGCCTGGATTTAGCGCCACCTCAGGCGGCGCGATCATTGGGCCGCACGGTCGCGAGCTGTCCGTTCATCGAGACTACCCCACGGTGCGCGTCCAGCAGGTGGGGGCGGATCGCCGCACTCGGAAGCCGGTCTATGTTCACACGCTAGTAGCCCTCGCGTTCCACGGCGCAAAGCCGGCGGGAACCGATATCGACCACCTTGACGGCGACCGCGAGAACAGCCGCCCCGAGAACCTCCGGTACGTCCCAAGCAAGATCAATAGGGGTCGGTCTCCTGGCGTTCCTCACAACTCACTGAAAACGCACTGCGTCCGAGGGCATCCCTTTGATGCGGAGAACACCCATCACGCGCGCGGCCGTCGCTACTGCAAGGCCTGCAGCTTGGCTCGGAGCCAATCATGACCGAACAGCCCCTGCCCTCGCCGTCACCGGCTCAGAGCCCCATTGCCCGGCACACGCCAGGGCCTTGGGATCTCTACCGCGACGAGGATCGAAACGCGATTGCGGTCAGCAAGCACGGCACCGGACCAAACGGTGGCTGGGTTGCGTGGTCACTCTGCCGAATGCCGGTTCCGAGTAAGCGGCTGACCTGGGACGAAATCAACGCCAACGCCCGCCTGATCGCCGCCGCGCCGGAGCTGCTGGAGGCGCTGGTCAACTGCGTCTCGCTGGTCAGTCTAAAGTTCGGAAACACTGACGATGGCGCGAACGCTGCCCAGGCGCAGGCCCGAGCCGCAATCTCCAAGGCAACAGGTTCAGACCAATGACCGAGGAAGAAGCCAAGACCAAGCTGTGCCCCAAGGCATCGACGTTCAATGCCTCCAGCCCGTGGCCGTGGTCGTCAGAGCAAGACGACGACTTCCCCGCCAAGTGCATCGCCTCTGCCTGCATGGCGTGGCGGTGGATTGCCCAGCCTCGCGAGGCGGAGACCCGCGAGATCGCGCTGATACAGGACATGCCGGGCGATCCTCCGTTCCAATATCGGGACTACCCGGAAGTGATCGGCAATGGCTTCTGCGGCCTCGCTGGGGGGATTTCCTGATGACCCCCGCCAAGCCCTTCGGCGCAGGCTGTGAAGCCGATCACCTCGCCCTGATCGAAGCCCTCTCTCGCTACGAGACGGCAGAACGGATCGCCACTTTGCTCGGTCGTGATGTCGAGCGCATGGCCGATAGAGCCCATGAGGATCTGACACGGTTAGCGGTTCTCTGCGGGCATGAGTTCGCAAGTAGGACGGACAGCGTTCTCAGCTTTTCGAGGCGTCGGGTCGAGTGCTTTTCAAAGATGACGGCCTCCCGGAGCCAGCCTAGCGGCGTCGCTCCTTCGGAGCTGACTGATCCCCACTCTCAACACTTCAATGGAAAGGGCGCCTGACATGGGCCGCGCCTTCAAGATCTACCGCATCGTCTGCACGCTGACCGGCAAGGCGCTGATCAGCGGCAGCGACCATCCGGTCTGGTATGGCGGACGCCATCCGTCAGGACGCCCCCTTGCGTGGCATCAGCGGGGCAGCTGGTCCGATGTCGGGGCCTTCTGGAAGACGGAGAACTCCGTCCGCCGCCACCTGCTCAACCTCTGCCACGACTGGATCAACCAGTCCGCGCCGTCGCGTTATCCCCGCTATGAAAACCAGCGAGACTATTGGACCTCGCCGGTCCCCGGCCCCGCCGACCTGACGCGCCTGCAGTTCCTCCGCGTCGAGCAGATCTACGTCACCAGCCACACGACCACGACGCTGTCGGCGTCCGACTTCATGGGCATTCCTGATCAATCAGCTTCCGGAGGAAGCGATGCCGCTGGGAGCGAAGGCGAAGCCGGAGCACCGGGACGAACCCCTTCTCCCTCCCTCACCCCTAAGGACCAGAGCCATGACCACTAGCCTCTACACTTCTGGCTATGCGCCGCCTCGCGTGAAAGCGGAGTGGGACCGGTGCTCCATGGGCCTCGACAGCGCCAAGTCGATGCTCGGGACGTGGTCGGAACACCGGGGATCGGCTCTCGCGGAATGCGTCGCCTGGTTCGATGACGACGGGGCCGCCCGCGTGATCGTCGGGCAGTACGAGAGCGGCGACAGGGTCATCGTCAGGCGGTCTCGCCGAGACTTCACGATCAGGTTTGAGCGCCCCTCCCTCACCCACCCCCAGGAGGCTCCTAATCATGGGTGATCAAGGGTTTAAGGGGACATCCGTTGGTGGATTGCCACCGCTCGCTGGCGCTCGGACTGAGGATCAATACTTCGCTGGAGATGGCGCGCTCTACTACGCCAAGGGCTCCGATGTTTGGAAGCGTCCGGTAGAGATCGCCCGCGAGGCCGGCAAGAAGACGATCAGCCTCGGCTTCAAGGTCTGCACTGTCACCGACGTGGTTGGTGACGAGGGGGCCGAAACTGTCGCGGCGCTGCTCACGATGGCTGAGCGCTATCAGGAGCGCGGTGAAGTCCGCGAGCCGATGGGCTGCCCCCTGCCAGGAGCGTGCGCCTGCCCGACCGCTGATCACCTCTTGCACGAAGCACTGGCCGGCATCGCCGACGACTACATGACCAGCGAGGCGCACCACCCCGGTCACGTCCTGATCCCAGTTGCCAAGTTCGAGGCGCTCTGCGCAGCCGCGTCGACGTTCCAGCCGCGAGGCCCGCAGAACGACGGGGAAAGCTCCCGGGACGAACCCAATTCCAACCAGGAGGCTCAGACAGATGTCTGACGAGAAGAGCGAGACGAAGCGGCCACCTCGCGACGCCACCGCAACGGCCGAGATCGAACGGCAAGCCCGCGTATGGCGCGACTGGGATTCGCTTTGGGAAGAGCCCCGCCCTCCCGCCCTCACCCAGGAGGCTAAGCCCCATGCCTGACCAGACGATCAATACGTGGACCGCCGGCCAGGCCTGCCTGCTGGACCGAGAGCCCGCCATCATCCGCTGCGTCTGTGGTGATTGGGGGTGGGTGTCCAAGCTCTCCGACCCGATGACCCCAGAGACAGTCGCCCTTGGGCTGCTGGAGCTTCCGGCGCTCCTTCAGGTGTCTAGCCATGACTGAGGGAGGAGAAGGAATGGGTTCGTCCGTTGCTGAGAGTGCAAGCACTCCCGTTGGTCGGACTGCGGACCTCATCGCCAAGCTGGAGAAGGCGGAAGCGGGAAGCCGGGAGCTGGACGCGGCGATCTTCCGATTGACTGACGCGCGCCGCCGGCAAAGCGGATACGTGTTTCCTGACGAGACGCCCGAGGCCGCGCGCGCGGGCAAGCTCGCCAGTCACATTGTCGCCTACACCACCTCCCTAGACGCCATCCTGGCCCTGGTGGAGCGGGAGCTGCCGGGGTGGGAGTGGTTGACGCTGTTCAACCCGCTGCACGGCGACAGCGGATGTTCCTATGCGGTCCTGACGCCGCCGGGCGGCTCTGGCGGCCACTCCGTCGTCCACCCGGGCAATGCTCCCGCCCTCGCCCTCTGCGCGGCGTTCCTGCGCGCTCGCTCAGCCTCCCAACCGCGAGCCCCTCAGGTCGAACGGGCGGGGTCCCGGGATAACCAAAATTCCTCTTCCAAGGAACCCGGACAATGAACGGGAAGACGAAGCTGACCCAGGCCGAGCACGAGGTCCGCGCCGCCAAGCGGTACGTCGAGCGGGCCGCGAACAACCTGTCCGACGCCGGAGCCATCCTTGCGCGAGCCGGCTTCACGCAGCCGTCGCGCGCCATGCAGAGCGCCGCCCAAGAAGCCGCCCAGGCCATCGCCCAAGCCGAAGTGGACGCCGGCAGAGCCGCTCTTAATGAGGGAGGGGAGCGGTAATATGGCACCCCAGAACCAGCCCTTCTCCGCGCATAGGGGCGCGGTCGCAGACGCCGAGCCTTCTTGCCCCGACTTCGAGGTCACGAACGCTCGCGGTGTCCTTCTCTACACCTCGTCGGACCTGAAGCTCGCCCGCAAGTTCGCGCGAGACAACGCCGAACTCTTCTCCGGACTGAAGGTGGAAGAGGTCATCCGGACTGAGGTTCGCAGGCCCGTCTACACACCCCGTCTCGCCCTTGTGAGGACGCCATGAATCAGCCCGGAGCCAGCCATGGAGCGACGCGGGTCCCTCCCCGCGCTGCCCCCGAAGCCCCGCCATCTGCGGCAGAGCGCGTCTTCACCGCCAGGAACGGCGCCATCTTCCGCCGGGGCGTGTTCGTCCTGCCGGAGAGCGCCGAGGAACTGCTGCGGCTGTTCGAGGCCGACGCCAAGGACAAGTCCGACTGGTTTCACGCCGCCGCTGGCCGCCTCGCTGCAGAGCTTCGCGAGGCTATGGCCGAAGCATACCCCGCAGAGGATTTGATCGATGCGCCAGCCCTCGACGCTCGCTCAGAAGTGGGCCTGGTGGGAGGCCGCGGTTAATGGCCTGGACCCGCCCATCCATGATGGCGAGCCCCAAGCTGGGTTCTTCGCTGTCCGGAAGTTCCGATACGGCGAGTGGGTCAAAGGCCCGTTCGTGCCGGCCCGCATCTGGTGGGAACCCGGCGAACTCGACCCCGAAACCGGCGAGCTGCTGTCCGACGAGCGCTGCTGCGCTGAAGTCGACGGCGTTCGCGTAGACCCTTGGAGGACTTGGACATGGCTAGCACGGCGACCGATACCCGAGCGCGAGTGGGAGTTTCTGAAGGCGATGAGCCCGCTGCTGCCAACGAAGGCGCCCTCCCGCGTCGGCCGATAACCGAATGGAGCCTGGCCGAGCGCATGGCTGCGATCCGCGCCGAGTCCTACGGGATCGGCAAGGACAACATCAAGATGAAATCCAAGGCCGGGGTCGAGTTCACGATCAGAGGCCACACCGTCGAGGCCGTGCTGTCGGAGTTGCGTCCTCTCTTCGAGAAGTACCGCGTGGACATGACGCCGAACCTCTTCGAGCGATCCTACACGGGCAACCGATGCGACGTGCTGGTGGACTTCGAGTTCGAGAGCCTGGACGACCCCCAGGACCGCCGCGTGGTCCGTTGGGCGGGCGCTGGGACCGACGACGGCGATAAGGGCTTCTCCAAGGCCGGCACGAACGCGCTGAAGGAGATGCTGAAGAAGCGCTTCCTCATCACCGACCGAGACGACGCCAAGGAGGAAGAGGACAAGGTCGAGCACCGCACGGAGGACGCCGGCAGTCGGCGCGATCTCGCCAAGGCGCAGGACGAGCGCCGCGCTGCAATCCAGCAATGGGCCGCCGCCTTCAAGGCCGCGCTGGAGAATGCGCCGACCGCCGCAGACGTGGACCGCCTCAAGCGCGAGAACAAGGCCCAACTCGACAGCGACGACCTTCCGGAGGTCACCCGAACGTTCTTCAACGAGCTGATCGCCGAGCGGAAAGCCGAGTTGGCCTGATGGCTCACCCCGCCTCCCCCGACCTGACCCTTGAAGAGGCGCGCGACTTCGCCCGTGAGGTCAAGCGCGTCTTTCCCGGGGGCGACCGCTTACCCGCTGAAGGAGCGATCTGATGGACCGTTCGACGTTCGTCCTGTGGAGCCCTACCGACCGACAGCGCGCCATGCGGGCCGTGATGCGGCTGACCAAGGGCTGGCGGGTGGAGATCAAGGCGCCCAAGCGGACCCTGGATCAAAATAGCAAACTCTGGGCGATGCTGACGGAGGTTTCCGAGCAAGCTGAGTGGGCCGGCAAGGCGCGCACGCCCTCCCAGTGGAAAGACCTCTTCTCAGGGGCCTACAGGGCCGCTCAGGGGCAGGTGGAAGCCGTCCCTGGCCTAGAGGGCGGGTTCATGATCCTCGGGCTCCACACGTCGGAAATGAGCGTCGCCGAGATGGCCGACCTCATCACCTACATCGAGGCGTGGGGAGT